TTATGACGCGGTGAAGGTTGCCGTGACCAAGCAGAAAGCAACACTGGAGGCTCAGCAATGATCGTCGTCAATTGCACGCAGGGTTCAGACATCTGGCTCCAAGAGCGCGCCGGATGCATTACGGCCAGTATGTTCACCACCGCGCGGTCCAAGGTGAATGGGCTGAATGCCCAGCAGAAAAAGTATGTTGACGCCATGCTGGCCGGCAAGAGCGAGACGAAAGCCATGGAGCTGGCCGGCTACAAGGCCGGCCCAAAGGCCGAGGTCGTGCAGCGCGCCCTGGATGGTGAGTCAGTCGGGGAGCCTTCATCGGCTGCGCTCGACTATGCCTTCCAGTTGGCGGTTGAGCGGATCGGCGGCAAGCCACTCGATAACGGGTTCGAAACCTGGCAAATGCGCCGAGGCCATGAACTGGAGCCTGAGGCGCGCATGGAGCACGAAATCCAGACCGGACTGATCGTTACGCAAGTCGGACTGATAAAGACTGATGACGGCGCCTTCGGGGCCAGCGCTGACGGTTTTATAGGTACTGACGGCGGTTCTGAATACAAATGCTTCCTTGCCCCTGAAAAGCTTCGCGCCTTTCATATCGACAATGATGCCAGCGGGGTGATCGACCAGGTGCAGGGATGTATGTGGATCGCGGAGCGCAAGTGGTGGCATATCGGGATGTACTGCCCCCTCCTGAAGCCGGTCGGGCGCCAGCTTTGGCTGCAAGAGTTCAAGCGCGATGACGACTACATCGAAAAGCTGGAGGAAGACTTGTGGAAATTCAAGCTACTGGTTGACCAATACGAAACCAAGCTCAGAGCGAAGACAGCATGATCGATAATCAGATCCTAATTAGCACCCATCGTCAGGCACGACTTGAGGAAGCTCAAGAAACCTTCTTCCAATCAGGCGGCAAGGTCGAAGAAGTGGCCGGCTTCGAATTCAAGCCGAAGCCGCCGCGCAAGCATCCAGAACCCGGACTGAAGAAGCCGCGCGGCATTCAGAATGGAGTTCGCCAGAGCAAATACAGCGAGCGCGCCGCGGCTGTTCAGGAGATGGCCAAGACCATGACGTGCCGCGAAGTCTCAGCAGCTACTGGTATGGCGCAGACAACGCTCTGGACCATGGCGCAGCGCGAGGAATTCAAGTTCCTGCCTGACACCATGGGCAAGCCCAATGCCCGATCGGATGACGCCAAGCTGATCGAGCGCATCACCGCCCTGCGCGATGTCGGGCTGACGCGCCACCAGGTGGAAAAGCAGATGGGCATCGGTAGCGGGACGTTACGCCGGATAATCGACGACTACGACATCGACTTTCCGAAGTTCAGGAATCGCACGAAAGCGTGATCTGAAAATAAATCTAAAAACACTCATATTGCCTATATACAGGCCGACATAAATTGCCTAAAGTAACACCCATGCCAGCCACTCAGGCGAGGCGAACAACGGAGCAGCGCAGCATGACTACAAAAATTCCAGAGATTGGCGATATTGTTGAGGTTTACGGCCCGAAAGGCGTAATCAACATTTGCTACAGGGATGACATCGGGAAGCGCAGCGTCGTTCTCTCTCGATTCCTGAACAAAAACGGATACCTGATGGTAGTTCTCGAGCAAGACGATGGGAATTGCGTTTGCATCATGGCGCATTACGTCCGCGAGGTATCCGTATCATGAGTGATATCAGGCTTCACCTTAATGGCTTCGGGCGTGTCGTATGCGGTCGCTGCAAGAATGACCTAAATGGACCAATAGCCACGAAGTGCGAAACCTGTAAGGAGCCACTGTCTGTTGTTGGATTCATCTGCCTTGGGGCTGGCGGATCTGGTGGCGGCCCCAGCGCTTCTAATCCGGCAACCGGATCAAATGGACAGCCGAAATAGTTTCCAGCCTCAAGCCCCTTGCCGGGCTTTCCATCACAAACGGATTTCAAGAATGAAGCCTAACGCCAGCAAACACAAACCGGATGCCGCCTACCTGCGCGAACTGGTCAGCAAGTCCGGCGAAACCCAGAACAAGTGCGCTGAGCTCGTCGGAGTGAGCTCCCGTATGATGCGCTACTACCTTTGTGAAGAGCCCAGCAAAGGCTACCGGCCGGCCCCTTACGCGGTCCAGTTCGCACTTGAGTGCCTGGCCGATCCAAGGAGCTGACAATGGCCATCAAGAAGCGCAAGCCGCACAACTTCAAGGCGCGGATGGAGCGAGCAGCCCGAGCGCTGCTCCGCACCAACTATGCCTGTGTTGCTAATGTTGAGCCGCCAGATCGACAGATCATGCTGCATTGGAAGAACTGCACGCAGATCCGTAGCGGGCCGGTAGCCAATGCGCTCTGTGATATCGCGCACCGCTGGACCATCTACATCAGCGTGTTTTGCGAAACGCCGGCGGGCGAGCAGTACAGCAAGTCGATTCAGTTCACCACGGATGGCGTGCATTTGGTCATCAACCTGGCCGAGCACATGGAGCAGTTCCACGCCGAGCTGTGCGCCAGCGCTAACCGAAACCACGTCATTGGGTCCGGGTGGATAGCCGTGCCAAACGCCATCGACCTAACCGAAGAACAGGCGGCCAAGGTGTTCAAGTCCATGGGCGCCTGGACGAACAAGAGAGCAGCATGAAACGCATCAGTACAGCCGTCCGCACCCGCAAGCGGGCCGAACAATTCCACTTGCCGCCAAGCGGCCTAAAGGAGGCCGTCCATGGCTTTGACCCAGCAGCAGAGAGACGAGAAGCGCCGCGAGAAGGCCATCAAGCTTCAGGAAGAGGATCTGCGCCTGAAGGTCAGGCCAGGCACCAAGAAAGCCTTGGCCGACCTGATGGAATGGTCTGGGATCGAGGAGCAGGGCGAGGCGCTGACGTTGATGATTCACAACCTGCACGCGCTTGGCTCTGCTAAAGCCAGGCCCTTATTAGAAGTACCGCACCACGAGATCGACGTATCGCCAATCGTGGCGCGCAAACTTGATCAGGCCTATCAGCGTGAAGCGCTTAGGGTTTGCCACGAAGAATGATGCTTCATAACGGACTATCGGAGGTTTTAAAAATGAGTGAAGTGAAGCGTATTTCCGTGTTCATGCATGGACCAAACAAGAAAGTTGACATGGTTGAAGCGTCTCATCTCGACTCCGCCCAATCCGAACTGGCTGCGCTGCGGGAAGAGCTAGCCGAATCAGGTCGTGCTGATCATTTGCGACAGCGCATTGCATTCCTAACCACAGAGATTCATGCGAGAGCCAGCGAGCGTGACGACTTGCAACAACGCCTGACAGCCGCCGAGCAGCGGAATGCGGAATGGCAGTTGTTGCTAGAAGAGTGCATTGATAGTGGTCAAGTGGACGGGATTCTTGCGGAAGATATTCAAAATGCTCTGGCTTTGATTAAACCCACCGGATCGGGAGCAAGCGGCTCAACCTGTAATCAGATCCGCGAAGAATCCGGCCTGCCTATCAATAAGCCCTGCATCGCCTGCAACAACGGCGCGTGCATCGACAAGTAATCGGGAGCAAGCGAATGAGCATTCGTGTTGCCGCTCTTTATGTTGAGCCAGAAGGCCACTACATCGGCGTAGATGGCGTGGATCCCTGGGATGAATCTCGGGATGCGCGTAAATACTCTGGCCCTCACCCGATCGTTGCGCACCCGCCATGCCAGCGGTGGGGAAGGTTCTGGCATGGCAGCACTCGGAAGCCTCATCAGTTCAAAATGGGGGACGACAATGGGTGTTTTGCCGCCGCCCTGGAATCACTTAAAAGCTTTGGTGGCGTCCTTGAGCATCCATGCGACTCAAATGCCTGGGATCATTTCGGGCTTAACAAGCCGCCGCGCTCAGGCGGTTGGGTAATGGCTGCGCCTGGTATGTGGACATGCTGTGTCTTCCAGGGGCACTACGGGCATGTGGCTGGGAAGCCTACCTGGCTTCTGACCTCTGGGCTTCGCCTGGATCAATTGCCGCAACTCCAATGGGGAAAGGTAGAGCAGAGGATTCACCCCACTGCACTAGCAAAGCACGGGTACGCAAAGGCTAGGCGCATAGGAATGATGGCAATGATTGGTGGTAAGGACAAAACAAAACTGAGAAATGCAACGCCGCCTGAGTTTCGTGACGTTTTGATCGAGATGGCAGCACTGGCCAAACCCACCGAATCGGGAGCAAGCGAATGAAAAAGTTCTTCTGGATACTCCGCGCCTACTTGTACATGCACAAACGTGCCGGCTGGGCTCGATGGGATATGTGCGAGTCGCTGTATGAAACCTACGCAATCGAGTGGGAAATGTCGCCACAAGATGGCGTCGACGAAGACATGAGCTACTGGGGTTAAGGATCAAGCTAATGAGCAATGACCTGCTGATCATCAAAGCGCTTGCAGACCGTATCGAAGACGATCCAAAGAACGCCGCATGGTTCCTGGTCTGCGCCTACAAACTCGGCAAAGGCTGCCAGGTTAACGAGGCTCTGGAAATGCCGCCGACAGAAACGAAACCAACTTTAAGGGTGGTTAAGAATGAGCAGTAAAATTGACGTATGTGCATGCCCTGGCTGCGAAGAAGAGCGCCACGAAGAATCGATATTTTGCGGGCCTCATCACTGGTCAGATAATCGGCTTCGGTTTATCCACCGCAGGAACAAGCCAGCGTTAAGCATGGCTGAGCTTGCATTCATGATGCAGCGTGACGGAGAACAGCAATGAACTGGTTTATGTGGATTTTAGTTGGCTTCGTTCTTGGATTCATTTTCGGCGGCGTGTTGATAATGGGGCTTGCGGCGCGGGGTAGTCGGCCATGAACGATGAAGTTGAAGTGTGCAAGACCTGTAATGGCACAGGTATCGAATACGACGGCGCTGGGCATACATGCACCGCATGCAACGGTATCGCTGCCCCTGTCGTCGAGCGCCAGCCGGTGGCGTGGATCGATCCAATATCTCTGAAGCATTCAGATAACGAAAAACAGTGGGTTCGTATCGCTGGTTCACTTGCTGAGAACCGTGTGAATGGTTACACGCTTGCTCTCTACACCGCCCCGCCCGAACTAGCCGAACTGCAAGCCCCAACGAATGGCGCGCTTATCAAGGATCTGACTGAGGTCATCGCCCAGCAGGCTGCTGAAATCGAGCGGCTGAAGGGTGGGCAGGGTGAGCCGGTGGCGTGGTGCAATAAAGCCAATCTTGAGGCGCTGAAGGAGAAAGGTTACTGCCAAATCTGGCTTGGAAAGATGACATCAATGGACGAGCCAATCGGGATTTACACCTCGCAGCCCGCGCCGGTATCGGTGGTACTCCCGACCATGCTTTCGTCAGAGGACGGACCTCACTACAGCGGCGACCGTGGGCCTGAGCTTGGATACCTTGCCGGATACAAGGCCTGCCTCGACAAGGTCAAGGAGCTGAATCAATGAGCAAGCTCTACAGAACCGCCGAGGTGCGCCGGAACAGCTCGCCTACGCCGATCCTTGAGCTGAACCCGACTTGCGAGTATTGCAACCGGCACAGGTCACACGGCAGTCACGCGGTCTGCTCGAAGAAGCGCCAGGCCAAATATCAAGCAGGGAGCCAATCATGATTATTCCAGTCTGCGCACTCGCCTACATGGCATGGCTGATCTATTCCGGGCCGAAGCGATAAACCAAAAAGCCCCCGCAATGGGGGCTTGCTTTTCCTTCCTGATGCGCCAAACCCAAACAGTAAAATATTTATGCCGGCAGTCCGTATACGTTTTGCACGTAGGTATTGACCATAGCGAATGCCGCAGCATTAGCTGGTGAAAACATATTCCCGCTGAAGGAAATCATGTCTGCTATTTGCCCATTAAAGTACTGCCCCCCACTACTCAACCCGCCAACAACAAACGCGCCTACGGTCGTATCTGCCACCGATGCCACATCTGCCACACTAACCCCGTTTGACCTGACTTTAAGGTTAGCTCCGTCCCATCCAAACCAGATGGCATTCCAAGCTCCGTAGGTCACCGGAACGCCGATCAGTGTGCTGGCGTAGTAGAAAATCATCTGTGTCGTCGCGTTGGCCGCTGACGAAAGAAGAGTCCTTGCCGTAGAGCTGGTGAACCTACCCATGCACGCACCTGAAGACGCCCCCGGTAAATCTGGCTTGATCAGTGCGAAAATGGTGAACGGCTGGGTTGTATCAATAGCTCCGGTGGACAGCGGGTATCTGCTAGAGTTTGCCACTGATAGTGCCAGAGCCGAATAGCCACCTGGCGATGCATTATCCACCAATACCCCGCGGTTACCAGCTACAGACTGCGATACCTGCATGGCGCCGGGGCCGCCCATGCTTGCCACTTTTCCGGAAACCACTGAGCAATATCTCGAGTCTGCCTGTAGCCATCCGGTGAAGTTAGGGAGACTGGAAATCTGCTTGGTCAGCATGGCCGGCTGGCCCAGCGCGGTAATTACCCCTGGGAGCTGGATTCCTGCGTACATAATTTTCCCCTTAAGAAACCGCTATAGAGTGTCGGGCCAAGTAGTGACGAACGTACTCGGGCACGTTGAAACCTTGATTGTAATAGGCGCTTTTTGTGCGAGATATGCCGCACACGTTCCCCCCCAGTTGATACCAGCCGGCCACCCCAGAACCAGCATCCATCCCGTATCGAATGGTCGGCGCCGATCCTGTAGGAACGGCCGATAGGGTCAGAGTGATCGTGGTAGGACCATAAGCAACTGCCGTGATCGGCGTATCACCGACGCTATCCCTGTAGACAAACCCATCCTGTGGGACCTGAGGCGGCCAATCTGTGCACTTGGATGCAGCGGCAACTCCAGGCGGCAACGCCAAAGATATCGTAACGGTTACCCCGGAGCGTACCGCCGTCAACATCTGCATGGGCGTCCATGTCTTTCCGCGGGCCAACTGCAGACGGAAATCAGCATAGACGTCACCCTGCATCATTCGGCCTTCCGCCGTCAGGTGCTGAACGTCACTCACTGGATATCCATACATGGCCCCGACCAGCTTGGTGTCTGCGCGGGTATTGTGGTGACTCAGCTGCAAGCTGCCAACCCCGTTATCTGGGGCAACCCCTACGATTTGCCACAACGCAATCTTAGGATCATAGGCCTGCCCAGTCAGCGCGCGAATAGCCGGCTTCACGGTGTCCGCCCAGGTCGCATAATCTGCCGCATAGTTGGCTCCTGCCTCGCCCTGAACCCGTGTGATCCATGACGCCTCCACTGTCCTCGAGTACAGCGCGGAACAGGCAACAGCGCGCGCGGTAGAGGTCATCAGGTTGGTCCAGTTGGTCGTGCCAGACAGGAATCCACTAGCCGGTGTATCGCCCTGCCAAGCTGTGAAGGATACAATCCCCGGCTGCGCCAGACCTTCCCTGGCCTGTTGCGCGGCCCAAGCAAACCCCTGCATGGTTGCCGGATACTGCCCCAACGGTGTAGCCGGATCGTACAGCGGCGCCAAGTCTGTCAGGGTGGATCCATCGATAAGCCCGTTGCTGCCTTGGAACTGGAACTTGGCACCGTTGAATGACAGCACGCTATGCGGCCACTGTGGCGCAGTCAGCTTCGGCCCCGCCGTAACGCCAGTACCAGCCCCACCGGCGTTAGACTGTCCAACTACGGGGATGAACTCCAGAGGTGCCAGCCGACGAACTACGATAGTGTCCAGACTCCCGGATCGCAGCTGCAACCCGTCATATACCTGTCCGCCTTTATCCTGCACGGTGGCGATGTTGAAGGTGTCGGTCTTTCGAACGTTACTGACCGCATAACTACCGCGAATGTCCGACAGCGGAAAAAACGGCGCAGCACTCAAGCGGGCCAGCAGGTTAGGCGAGGGGATGAAGTCTGGACGGCCATTACTGTCGATCCAAATCACCTGAAACGGAACCCCGTTGGCGCCATTCTTCCACACCACAGTTTGCCCGGCATATCCGGTTATCCTTGGCGAATCGACGACGGATAGATTCAACGCGCCAAGATCCGCCCCGCCGTCATCATGCAGGGACAGAAGGCGCTTATCGCCCTTGTCGATGACGAAAGGATGCTCAGAACAGTCACGGTTGAACTTGCTCGAGGTGCCCGGATAAACCAGTCTGGCGAGTATAGACAGCGCCTCGGCCGGGGAAATCGACGCCAGGAGAGTCGAAGTATTCACATCAATCCTTCGGTAAACGATCACCGCCGTGGTGATGTTATCACCCTGAACCCTGAAGTCCTGTCCGTCAGCGACGGACGCACGCCCGAGCGCTTCAGTAGCATAAATCCCGGACTGGATAATCGCTGATGTTGCTGCGGCCGTAGCGATTTGAGCTTGGGCTGCAGATTCGGCAGAGGCCAGAGCAGAACTAACAGCTTGGTCCTGGGCCGTAGCGGCTGAAGTTGAAGCGTTTTCAGCGTTGGATAGGACTCCATCGGCGAGATTCTGCAGCTCTTCCGTTATATCTCCGGCATCTCCCTTGTCGCCTTTATCACCCTTGTCCCCTTTGATGACCGCGGCCATTTCCATTGGCACGACAGCAGGCAAGGCCTCGGTAATCTGCATATCCGGCGTTGCGTCTCGAGCCAAGAGGATCAGATTGTCGTCGCTCATTGGGTGGCCCCTTTAGCGATGCCGAACACGGTCAGATTTGTTGACCGCTTGAAGCCGTCCGACTCTCGAGTGAAACGGATGTCCCAGCACACGCGGGTGATTGGCCAAAGGCCTGTATCGACCGCCTGGACGAGCAGTGTTCGGGTGGTCAGCGGATCGGCCCAGACGCACGATAGATCCTCTATCAACTCGCCTACCTCCTGCACCCCTGCGTGAAACCGAAAAAAACGAATCTGTGAGGTCGGAACCCAGCCGACAAAGTAGCCGTCCGGGAGAGACAGAGGGATCGTTACAACCTTGCTGAATGAGGCGCCCTGTATATGGTTGTTCATTCCTGGCTACCGCCCTGTAATGTACTGCTAGTTACCATTTTCTATCCCTCGGTACGACGCCTCGCAATTTAGTCCGCGGATTCTGCTTTCATCAGCTGCGCCCGCCAAATCTCCCGCTCTTTCATCAGCGCGCTTGAACAGCTCGGCAAGCACCAGGACGGCGCGGCTTGCTGCTTGGCTTGCTGCGGCAGTGCAGGAATGGCTGCCGGCCTGACTTGCGGTACGGCTGGCGACTCTAGCGACTTCCCCGCGCAAGCTGTCAGCAGTAGCGCGAGCAGTGGCAGCATCAGCAGTCGCTGAGTCAATGGCTTTCTGACCATCTTGGATCACCTTGTTGATGGAGAGTTGACGGGCTTGCTCTTTGGCGCGCTCGGCAGCCTCGTTGACGGCCTTAGCGGTAGCGTCCATGGTATTGCGATCGTTCCACTTCACCTGCCATTCGGCATTCTCGACTGATTGGCCGTAGCTGTAGACGAAAAACAGGACGGCACCGATAAGCACGGCAATCACCGCAGCCCCCAAGTCCTTGCCCCAGATCATGCCAGCACCTTCAGCGCACGACCATAGAACTCCTGGCGCTCTGCCAGGCCGTTGGTGCCGCCATTGATGCGACGAGTCAGCCCTACAAAGTCGCCAGCATCGGCCAAGGGGTTCAAGTTTTTAGAATTCCAGAACCACGCCGCCGACTTGCAGGCCCACTCGGCTTGCTCGAGCAGCTCGGGCGTACTCAGCAAGCGGTTATCCCCAAACAGCGCCTTGCTGCAGGCCAGGTAGTTGTCATGCCCGGTAATCTGAATCAGGCCGCGCCCACGGTATTTCTGACCGTCACCGTCGGCCTCTGGCGTGTTGCCCAAGCGTTCGGCCAGAGTGCCGGTGTCGTACTTGCTCAGATACTGATCGCCGCCCAACTCCTTCACGTACCGGAATTGGCCGGACTCATGCCCAACCTGGGCAATGAATGCCGCCATGCGTAAACGGTTGTTGATCTGGAATTGCTCCATGGCCAAATTCAGCGCAGACGCAAAAACGCCTGCTTGTTTTCCGGAATCAGGGAGGATCTGCAGCAGTTGTTGCGCGGTGATGGGCATGGCTTTCTCCGTAGAAATCAGCGCACCAAGTGCCGGGTGCGCTTTCTTGTGATAAGTCTTAGGCCGGAGCAGTCGGCCAATCCGGCACTGGGACAGTTACGTCAACTGCTTCGAGCTGCTTGTAGTAAGCCTGCCATGCCTTGGCTTTTGTTGTTACCTCATCTGCTCCGTCAAGCTGAAGGGCGAGCAGCAGCGGAGTCATGGCTTGAGAAGCCTGCCCTAGCAAATAATACTGGGTGTTCTGATTTTCTCGCAAAATATCTGCCGGGGTCGGTTGATAAGGTGCGGGCGCGGCGAATGTAACACCGTCGTAAGTCCACTGCTGTTGGGGTTGCGGGTCCATATCGGTGATATCGACCATTTGGGCAACCATGTTGGGCGTATATCTTTCTTCAATAGGAACATCCACGCCATCTGGATTTACATATGGAGGAATGATCTCGGAAACCTTTCCGTCTTCAATTAGTGCGTGAGTTCTCATTTATGAATACTCCCAAACTATTACAATTCCTGGCGCGCCTGCGCCACCTATGCGAGAGCTTCCCGCGCTTGGAATGTTAGAGGTAGCCCCGCCACCAGAGCCAAAAGATGTTGATGCTGTACCGTTAGTCCCTGAGGCAATATATTGAGCGCCCGGCCCAAATATTGTGCCTCCTGGAAGGGCTCCGACTATAAACCCAGCCGCCAGCGAAATCATGTTAATGCTGGCGCTTCCAACGTTTGAAGTTATATTTCCACCCGTAGGGGCAGGGCTATTTAACGATGCAACGTCAAATGACCCGCCAGACGGTCCTGCAATAGGGCCGCCTCTGCCGCCAGGGCAGCTAATACCGGCGCCAAACGATGATGTTCCTCCGTTGCCGCCAGCCGACGCCGTTACACCCACGCCACCAAGACCAACTGTAACAGTCGCACCTGAGAATCCAGATGACAGGAGGCTCTTTGCGTATGCGCCAGCACCGCCAGGCGCGCCGATTCCATTCTGCCCTGAGGCAGTTGCTGGCGCACCGCCACCAGCACCACCTGCCGCCTGAACCTCTACAATTACGAATTTCGTACCAGGTGTAGGTGTATAGGTAAATGTTCCAGGCGTGTTGAATATTTGGGGAGCGCCCATTAGGCGCCCCGTTGCCTGCCCGAGCTGCATGGCGTGCTGGCTTTGCGTGGCGGGGGCGACTTGTTCCGGTGCGCCGGTGCAAAACAGCAGGATGTACGAGCCGCCGCCAACCGAGGTATTCCACTGGACCCAAGCGTCACCGTTGGCTACCAGCTCTCCACCTTGCAGCGCAGTTTGAGCGCCGCCCACCAGCGCCACCACGCCAACCCCGTCATTGAAGGTCGAAGCGCCCGTGTTAGTGGTCTTCACCTTAAACTTCAGGACTTGGCCCTCGATGCGCGCGGTAATGGCCGGAGTGAATGCGCAGACGTAGGCGTTGGCGGTGCCGGTATCGATGGCGAAGCCAGCCTTGTCGCGTTGCTGGCGAGCGCGCAGAGGTGTCATCAGCTTGGTGTTGTCAGTCCCAGCCTCGGCTTCGGCTTGAGTTGCCTGGGCGCCTCGCAGCTTTGCCGGCGTGACGATCCGGGCGTCATCGGCACCGGTCGTGACTTCGGCCTGCGTGGCAATTTCGGCAATGCCGGCCACTGTTTCGGTTGCTTGGGATTGCGTGGCTCGCCCAGCATAAAGCGCCCAGCTAACGCCAATGGATGCTGGCGTAGTGTTGAAGTTGGCCGTGTTGGTATTGACCAGGCTGACATAGGAGTTCAGCCCGTCATCGGCTTGGATAACGTCGCCAATCGAGTAGCCGCCACTGGCTGTAACGTATGCAGAAGACCACTTGTATTGGCCGCCGCGACCAGTGAACACGGTGTGCTCGCTGATCGCCTTGAGCACGCCGTTGATGTCCTGGCCTTGCGGCGGAATGCCGCCAGCTGCCAGCGGCGTCATGGTGACTTGAGGAAAACCATAATTCCATGTCGCTTTCTGCGGGCCGTCGCCAGGGCCTGCTGTGTCCGGAATAGGTTCAATAGTCCCCGCTGTGGCATTTTTGCCAAATGGGATCAGGATCAAATCAGGTTGCATTATAAAAAACTCCTTGGCCGAATGGCTGCAAGCCCGAGCCGTAAAAACCGAAAAGACCGGCCGGATCGGCGCTTATGATGATGCTGATTTCCACGCCGCACGGGCGCGGAAGAATATCGGTGTCGTAAACCAGGTGATGCTGGTACGGCGACAAGTCGAACTCGAAGACGTACCGCATCTGCATATGCCCGGTAATCAGGCAGTAACACGGCTTGTCGAACATGGCCCGCATCAGCGCGTTTATGTTCGGCGCGGAGGCATAGGCGATGTTGGACAGGGCTTTCAGCAGGATCAGTTCGCGGTATGCGTCGTTGGTCAGTTCCCAAGTATCCGTTCCGCTGCCAGGGGCGCTGAATGGTCGCTCGTTGAACGGATAGAAGCCATCCTCGAAGCCGAAGTATTCGCCGGCCGGGTTAACGAACGTCACCGTGCGGCCAATGCCAACAATCCGGCCCCAGATGTCCAGCCCGTAGCTGTTGGCGTTCGGGATGTCCATCACCAGCCGATAAAAGTCATCGGTGAACTTGTCAGGATCAAGAGCCCCCCACAGGCCAGTAATAATGCTCATCAGCCTTGGGCTGTTGGCATACTGGCTCATAATCGTTTTTTCGATCATATGCCCACCAGTGTGACGTTGGCGGTTGATGTGACCGGGAACTGATCGACGCCGAAACGCTGGAACTCTTCCCATGTAACGCCGTCAGTGGATAGCTCCAGCTTGACCGGTCGCAGCAGGGCGCTGTCCAGATTCAGCAGGTAATTCGCGCCCACCACCAGGCCGCCGATGCGGGCGCGGTAGTCGCCGGTCTGGAAGTCTGAAACGATCTGCGTCTTGGCGGCCTGCGAGTTGGCGTAGGAGATGGCCGAAGGATCAACGACGGTCAGGCGCAATGAAACGGTGACGTGACCGGGACGCTCAAGCTTTACGACGTACTCAGGCGGCAGGGCACCGCCGCTGGCTTCGTCTTTCCAGAGAATCGACGTATTGCCCACGAATGCGCAGCCGGTGCCGCCCTTCACCAGAATGGTCTTGGCCAGCTCTTGGTCGTCGCCGCCCACCACCGACACCAGCAGGCTGTTGCGGATCATCGGGTAATTCGTCTCGCCAATGACGATCGATGCGTCAGTGGGGTTGTCCTCCACAAACACATCAATGACGCCGGACAGGTTGCCGACTGCGCCGCGCACCGAGGCGTTCATATTCTTGCTGTTGGCCGCGACCGACTCATAACGGCGAGTCTCAAAGTTTGAGCGTGACTCCTGATTAGAACCTGCTGCGGCAGCGTCCGGGTTTTCGACGCGGTCTAGGCCGTCAATGGTTTCCTTGAAGGTGGTGATGGTCAAAGGCGCGGCCTGAATAGGGCCTGAAGTTGTGCACAGCGCGGCTACCAACCCGGCGCCGACGGTTGATGCGGCGGCCACTTCCCACTCAAAACCAGCCTCGTCGATGATGAGATAGCCTTGCGGAATGACCGTCCCGCCAATACCGATAAAGTCCAGCATGGCGATGGAGCGGGTGGCGAGCTTGCGCTTCAGGAAATAGACGGCGCCCAAGGCCTCTTGGAACTGGCCGATGGCATAGCGCGGGTCGAAGTTGTTGCCGAGGGCGATCATGGCGCTGTTTTGGTTGTCGATGGCCGCCGTCAGCGACGTGACCAGCTGCCCTTGTGGCGTGCGCGCGTCTTCGTTCAGATCCTCGCCGAAAGCACCGCGCATGATCTCCCACAGGCCGACCGTGATCGCCTCTCGAGTGGGGGCGACCAGGCCGATGTCGGTGATCTCGATGACTGGAATCATAGTTGTATTTGCCCGGTCTGATTATCTTCATTGGTGAACAGGATGGCGCCACTGGCTACGCGCCCGGTCAATTGTAGCTGAGCGCTGGCCGACACCACGCCGGTGACGGACTTGGCCGCTTCTTCCAGGTACATCTTGTACAGCGACAGCGGGAAGCCAAACGTCCCCAGCACGTTTTCGAAGTAGGGGATGCCGGCTGCCTGATCGTAGTACAGATCACGCGAGAATGTGCGGCAAGCGCTGGCCACGTCCTGGGCCTGCTGATAGATGTCACTGGCCACGGCAATGTTACCAGAAGAATCAAGTGCCAGATCCCACGGCCCAGGCAGAAGAAATAGAGTTCTCATTCCATTGGCACGCTCGGCGTAGTGCCGCCAGTTGGTGTGTGTCCGATGTGCGCGTTGTACTGATCGCGCATGTCTTGCATGCTGCTGGTGTGGTCGGTGATGTCGCCGGTCGAGGTGATCGGGCAGTTCACCTGCAGCAGGGTTGCGTCGATTGTAACCGCTGCCGTGGCTTTGATCTTGATGCCGCTGTCGAGGAACTGAATCCACTGCGACGGCGCGCCATTCAGCAGGCCGCCCAAGTACAGACCATCCGATACGTCATGCGTGCGCAGGCTTGGTGGCGGACCTTCGGTCTTGTTTTGCTTGGTGACGGTAATGTCGCGGCGGGCAAACGCGGCCAGGCCTATGTCACCCGGCTTCGGGTCGATGATGATCGCGTTAGCGCCACCTTGCAGGCGGAAGTAGGGTAGGTTTTCCATCGGCACGTTGGGGATGCCCTGGTTGTTGCCGTCCATTTGCTGGATCAGATCGGTTGCAGACAGAAACCCTACCGACCCAGTACCACCAGGCTGTACTTCGTTCACTTTAACCAGCGTGATGGTATAGGCGCGACCGATTAGCCGCTCAAGGATGAACTCGGCTTCCAGTGGGCCGCCCGATGAATCCTCGGCGCGAAACGGCTTAGCGACTGATTGCGACATTGTTGGGCTCGTTGTGAGTGGCGCGAATGTCCATAAACCAATTACCACCTGGCACTTCGGACTCAAGGTTTAGTGTAACCCCGAACACCCGCCAGTCGCCATTGCATGTGGCCATGATCGAGTCAGCAATGCGGATGACGCCGCCGAAGCGAATCGCTGGGCTGAACAGACAGCGAACGTCTACGCCCTGCATCGTCGGGGCCGGGTACCCAATAAGACCGCTACCAGGTCGTAGCGTGGCGACAGGGATGCTTCGTGGCGCCCCTTGAGGCGCAATGCTGATTCTCTTCTGCTCGACGTACAGGTCAATCTGGTAGCGCTTGCACAGGGTGCGGATCTTGTTCAAGTCGGTATCGGTCAGGGTCACGTCGGTCATCGTCAAGGAGTCAGGAACGCCGTTGTTTTCCAGCTCGTAACCCATCTTGTCGGCGATGGTTGCAAGCGCCTGAGCCACGGGAGTGACGCCCTTGAACGTGACAGGTGATGACGCGGTGTACATGTCGAGGATGGCGGTCGAACTGGTGATCCGAAACGCCACGTCGGGCGCGTTGCTCATGTCCACGTAACCAAAGGTAATGTTTCCTTCGTACACGGTAACAAGCTCTTTGCCTTGTTCGCCAGCCTCAACCTTGATCGTGTTTTGCATGCTGCGGATATCACGCCAGCGGATGCGCATCAGCTTGAGCATGGCCGGCATGTTAAGGCCGTAGATGATGACCTCGGCCGTCGGCACCACTGAACCATTGCCGAAGTTGATAACGCACAGCGTGCGCAGCTCTTCGGTGATGATCTGATTACTCCCATCCGCCAGGGTGTCGCCGACCAGTGTGATGGTGGTGCGAATGATCTTCTTGTTCATTGCTGCAATCCCATCAGCAGCCAGCGCGAGCCAAGACCGGTGTACACCGGATCATCCGTACCCAACGTGTCGGCCAGCTGCAGGCCGAACCCCACCGGGGCATAGGCGCGTAGGGCACGGTTACGCAGCACGTATTGCCCTGCCTGGAAGATCGAGATGTAGATGTTTTCGAGCCGGGTATCCACCTCAATAGTGTACGGCGTGCCATTCAGCAGGAACGAAACCGACTGATTAGGGATCGGCTGAAGCGGGATATTCATCAGCGTCATGGCGTAACCGCTCCCGGCGTTCCGTTTACGAATCTATCAAACATGCCCATCACCTTTTCCCCGACCGTTTGAAGTGTCTGCTGAATCCCGCCCGCATCTTCGACCGCACCATTAATCCTCGACAGGATTGAATCACTGACCGGCTTCGGCTGCTGTTCGCCCGCGTCTACCGGAGGCGCGTCCTCGGGGTTTTCGGTTTCCTTGGTTTCGTAGGTGACCTTGCCTTCGCGAACCTCTTCGAGATAGATGCTCGCCGCGATCATGCGCGCCCCATCCTGCGGCATGCGCGCATAGTCATAGCCTTTAATCGCCGCATTGAGATGGACGTATTCGGGCGTCACCACATGAAAAAGCAACGTCGAATTCGCCAGCAGTTCAAGCTGAGCAATAAACAGCCCGCGCATGGTCGCATCGCCACCGCCGCGGATCATCGTCACGGTCGCCTGATAGGGGTTCTGCACTTTGTTGTAGCTGGTGAAGGTGCCTTTCTCGACCGGTGCCTGAGATATCTGGCTGGCGTTCTGATACTTCACCGAATACACGGTATCCGCCAGCATGATTGGGATTCCGTACTGGTTGAATACTCCCCACTGATTGCCAAAAATCTTGCGGAGAAGGGTCGCGCCGCCGAAGCTGATTAGCGCGCCCGTGCCGGATGAAACGAGCCCTTTAAAGTCGGGAATACTTGGGAGCCCCGGAATCGTCATAGCGTGCCACCCCCCAACTGGTTAATAAGTTCGCTGCTGCGCGCTACGCCAGCCGCCACACCAGCCGCTGTAGCTTCTGGCAGGGTAGTAGCCGAGGTCTGCACGGTAACGCTGCCAATGGTAACTTGCGCGCCATTCTGATTGCTGGAAATGCCGCCACCTGGCACGCCAGGGATTCCGGTCATTTGAATGGCTCTTTGTGCGCCCATCCAATCCTTTCCGTGCGCCTGGAACTGCGGAGATTCCACCGCCTCCTGGCGGCCGATCGTGCCGTCGCCGTTCGTATCCCACACCTTATTCAGTTCGTAGGCTTTCGAGCCCTTCTTGTAGCCGGACCCCGCCACAGCCTCGTAAGCCTCGCCGACCGTGTGAGTTCGACCATCAGAGAATCCCCGCTCTTGGAAGTAGCGCTTAACCACCTTCTCCATTTGGTCGTCAAAGCTCATCGAGCCCAATTCATCTCGGGTGTGTCCGTAATACTTGCCGTCCGGGTCCGCCATCTTTTGAATGAGGCCGGTGGCCGAAGAGCTGGGGTTCCTGGCATTGGGGTCGAACGTGCCGCCCGTCTCAAACGAAATAATTTGCGCTAGATCGTTAGGATCTACCCCGATCTCTTTAGCGACCCTGGATATGGATGATGCATTTTCCGTGGAGAGCCCGCGATGCATGACGCCATTACTCGACGGCGAGGAATCTGGCGAGCCCACCCAGCCGGCCAGCTTGTTTTTCATCCAGCCGTAAGCCTCACGAGTCGCGCCAGAAATCGTACCTTCTTCTTTTGGGTCATGCCCCAGCATGGTGTCTACTGCGCCGCTCACATGACCAGCAACGGCGCCGCTCGCATCCAGCAGGGTTCCAGCCATTTGACCTGGGATCTTCTTTGCCAAATCTATCGCGTCGCCCCACCGGCCATCCATTACGGCGCCGATCAGATCAAGCATGGTTTTCATAGCGGGAACGGAATCGAAAATATCCTTGCCCAGCTGTTTGAAGGCATTAGCCAGGCCACGGATGGAGACGCCGTTTTCGTCAATGATGCCCTTTTCGTGCAGCCACTTTGAAAAGGCCTGCTGCGCATCGGTCAGCGAGTCGTAGCCGGTCAGCAGGCGGGCAAAGCCTTTGGCCAGGCTGTCCACGGATACGTTGGTGCCCTTGATGTACTTGTCGAACTCCGACCAGTCGAACAGCGACTTACCGCCCTCGGACCAGGTTTTGTAGTCGTCGTACAGCAGGCCGAAGCCAGCGGCCAAAATGGCCACCACGGCAGCAGTTCCAAGGATCGGTGCCACCAGCGCCAAGATGGCGATGCCAGCCTTGACCAGGGCCGGGATGAGTAGCACCGTCACCGCAATGGCGATGCCCTCAAAGAAGTTCCGCGCCGTGCGCTCGTTGCGCGCCAGGTAATCCATCCATCCCGACACCACTTTCGTGATCTTGAGCAGGACGGGAATCAGGGCGTTTGCCAGCATGGTTTTCAGGCCTTCCCACTGCGCCGACAGGAACGCCTGCGCCTTGCTCAGTTCGCGGCTGGCGGCAATATCCTCTTTGCTTGAGACGTAGGCCTTCTTTTGCATGTCGAGCATTTCTTGCATGGCATCACGACCCTGGATCAGGGCGTTGGCCATGCCGTCATCCAGCCCCATCGCCGATGCGATCGCATAGGCCTGCTGCGGGTCCATCTTCGACAGCGAGTCGGACATGTCCAGCAACACGTCATTCATCTTGCGCACGTTGCCCGAGGCATCGACCACGCCGACGCCGAGCGCGCTGAAGAACGGGATCAGGGAGTCGTTGCCCATCAACACCATTTCCTGAATCCCTTGGTTCAGGCTTTTCATGGTGTTTTCGGCGGAGGCACCGGCACCGCCAAGGCCGGCGACAGCGGTATCCATGCCCTTGATGTCGCGGGCCGCCATGCCAAGACGCTTGGACATGAAGCCCAATTGATCGTTGGCGTTGGAAATGGCGGTCGTGAATTTGACGATGGCGTTAGAGCCGGCGAGCGCGCCGAGGAACGCAACGACGCGACCGGTGGCGGCAATCAGTGCCTGATTTTGCTTGCTTACGGCTTTGGTGGAGTCACCCACCTTATCGGCCATCTTATCGATGCCCTTGCCGGCATCCCGCGAGGCTTCCTCGGTGCCCTTGAGTGCAGACCGAAGGCGCTTTTCGATGTTCTCAGCTTGGCCGGCTTCAGATCGAAACTTATCTAGTTCGATCTCGATGCGCATGACCAGTTCGTCAACGGTTACCGAGCTCATCCTGTAATTCCTTGATCAGTGCCTTGTTGTGCGCGGACACCTGATGAAATTCGATCATCGTTATGGCGTCTTCAAGCGTTAGGTGCGAGTCAAGCTCGGCGTAAGTGGCTAGGCCATTGTCGAGGACATAGTAGGCCTGGGCACTCAGGTTTACGCACCTTGCAAACGCCTCGGTGTTCAGAGGCATCTGCAACCCATCCGTTTCGATTACTGGGTAACGCCGGCCGTTAAAAAATCGAGGTTGACCTTGATCGATTCGATTCGAAGCTTCCATAGCGTGGAAATACTGGTCACGTCGGTGTCGAGAATCAAAGGCCGTTCCGATCCATTGGGCAGGCGCAGGCGAACGTCTTGCAGCACTTCGTCAAGCAAGGCCTGAGCGGTGACATCATCGACGCCGCCCAATGCCTTCAGTGCCACGCTGACCACGCCCGCCATATCCAGCAGGCCGCGAAACACCAGCTTGCCGTTTTCGTCGGTCGTGGTCAGGCCGGAGATATCAATCCCGCCCTTGCACAGCGACAGCGCTACACGGTTGGCCCAACGATCACCGCGAAGCAAGGGCATCTTCTTCACGATGAACGTCTTGCCGGCGTCCGTGCCGTCCTCGATGGTCACGTCCTTGGTCGTAATCACGAGATAGACTCCTCGCTGTTGATGACCATGTTGAACACGTACTGCGTGCCGTTGATGAGCTTCTGCGCGGACGGACCGCCACCTTGGCTGACCATGAAGCCGCTGGCTTGGATGCGACGGCCAATCGACGGGATGGTGATGTCCAGCGTGCAGAGACTGGTTTCCTGGTTGGCGTTGCACCAGGCGCGGTACTGCTCCATCTGCAAACGGCTGGCGCTGTTCGCTTCGAAGAACACCGTTACCGGCACTTCGTGAGCTACCCAGCCGCCCGACTGCTTGCCGTCCACGCCGATACGGGTTTCGCCCACGGTCGCATCACCGAAGCCAAATGCGTTATCGACCTGGAAGCCTTGAAGCTGAATCGCCTGGTCGTAGTAGCCCGCAGCGGTGAACATAACGACGCTGTTGGCGGCCGTGATGGTTCTCGGGTTTTGAGTCATGGTCATGATGCGTGCCCCTTATTGGACGTTGATTGAGGCCATGTTCACGCTCTGCACCGACCCGCCGTCGGTGTACCAGAAGGTGAACGGGAACGAGCCGCGGTTGCCGCGAGTCTGCGCGTCAGGGGTTTGGATAACGATTGCCCAGCCCTTCGAAAGCAGCGACGGGATAACGTCGAAACCGGCCTGCGTGTTGATGATCGACTTCTGCTGATCGCTCAGAGCGGCAGGATCAATCAGCGGCACGATGGCGCCGAAGTTGATCATTTCCTTGATCGGGTCGGCAGCCGCTGACCGGTGAATCGCCTTGCCCGCTTCGTTGTACGGGATGTAGCCGTAGCTAACCAGCATGGTCATCATTGCCAACTGGAACTGCGCATTCAGGTAGATCTGGTTTACATAGTTGTCCAGCCACTTGAACTGGCCCGACACGGCGCCATTGACGTTGAAGCGGAACTCGTCGTTGGCGGTCGCGAACTCGCCGTAGAAGGTGTAGCCGTTGCTCATCAGCGCGGTGTATTCGCCTTCATCCGTGATCGATGCCGCAATGCCCGCTTGCTTCATGAACATGATGTTGCGACGACCGTTGGTGCGCTTGAAGTCGATGGCCGCGATACCGCCACAGACTGCCGCTACTTGCTCAATGGTGCCGTAGTACGGGGTCGTGCCGTTCTGCTCGGTATCTTCCAGCCACTTGCCGAAGCTGGCCTCGTTGTTGGCGACCAGTGCTGTACTGTCGGTGTCTTGCGCGATGTAGGCGAATCGGCTGTTCTGCAGCGTCACCCAGGCGGCCATGGATTCTTTCTTGGCGCGCAGCTGTTCGGCGACGTGAGCAATCACACCAAAGTTCTGGGTTCTATTTAGGACGTAGGCCATCAACTCGGCGTCGGTCATGACGGCGCGGCCGTTTTCCTTTTGGGCGCCGGCCGCTTGATCGAGTTTGATGCCCAGGCCGACCACGCCAGAGCCGAAGCTGATATTGGCGGTAGCGCCGGTATCAACGGTGGTCAGCTCGAAACACTGCTGCTGCTCGTTGAAATCGCCGACGAAGTTGCTAACGTCGGTCAGCAGGGCGGCCGCTTCGGAGAAACTGGTGACCGCCGAGAAGTTGACCGGCACGGTGATCGGCGAGCCGTCGATGGTCACGATCAGATCGCCGACAATGGCCTTGAGCTGGGTCAGCGTCATAGTGCGCACGCTGCCGCCGCGCAGGATAGCCGGCATCGGTGCGGCAGGGTTTTCCACGGTGTAGATCGAGCCAGGAACTTTGAAGGCGCCGTCATAACCGAGGAAGTAGCGCTGCATGAACTTGTATTCAGGCGAGGTCAGGCCGTAGAAAGCGCCGCCCTCGGCAGCGCTGCCAAACTGCTGGACGCCGATAGTGCGTTCTGGGCCGCTCACAATGAGCATGGTGTTCATTGCCAGCGGATTGCCGCCAGTGCCGATGGCAGACGGGTTGATCGTGACAATGCGACTTGCCGGGATAGACATATCAGACTCCTGATACTGGGATGATGGTCACACCGGCGCTGTCGGTAAAATCCTGCGCGACGGTAACTTGGGGATTGTATTGCAGGCCGAGGTCAATGATCCAACGGTCTTCATACTGGTTTGAATCGTTGACGTAAATGTGACGGTCGTGAGACTGCACATAGAGCGGCTGGCAGGTGGTAAGCAGGTCGCAGGTGTAGCCCGTGCGCCAGAGATTGGCCACGACCCGGCTACGCGCTTCTGCGTTCACGCCGTAAAAGTCTATCTGCATCCTGACCTCTACCGAGTTTCTGATTGCTTCCTCGGTTGGCGGCAATTGAGTAACGACAGCGGTGTCCAGATTCTTGGAGAACAGCACCTGCATCACGACCGCATCATTGGGGAGAGGGTTGTTGTTCTGCGCCGCCTGGATGACCTGCTGTTCTGCGCCAGGGAACAGCCCCAGCAGGAAGGTGCGAACGTCCTTGTAAATCTCCTGCTGCGTTACGTTCAGGCTCGCCATGCGATCACCCGCGTCCACGTCGCATAGGATTCAGCTACCTGATCGACCATCCACACGGCCGGGTCTTCCTCGCCATAGGCCGGGAAAATGAATTTCGACGATCCCTTCTGCAGCCAGCGACGTATCCCGGTAATGGTGCCGTAGGCGTAGATCGAGATGAACTGACCCTGCTTGTTCACCAGGTCGAGGTTGTACTTCTCTCTCGATGAGAGGGACTGCGTTTGCACCTCGATCTGCTCGGACAGGAACGACGGCACCTGATTGCCGTAATCGTCCACCGTAAACCCGGTATTCACCTCCAGGGTGACGACCTGATTCGGGTTTACGTTCTGCGTGGCCATGTTGGCCAGCCCGCGCACGTTGATCATTGCTCAATCTCGTAGGTGAAGGAGTTGCGCAGGAGCTTGTCATTGGCGCGCAAGGGGGCGTTATAGCCTTTTGCCTTCTGCGTACTCTTGGCGTTCTCGGGATCGGTCCAGGTCATGACCGACTCTTTCAAGGCGTCAACCATGAACTCCCCGGCCGCCCGAATGCCTAACTCCATGCCGCCTGCGCGAATAGCCCTGGCTATGGCTGCTTTCAGAGCATCCTTGTTGCTCGCAACGGCCGTCCTGAAGAACGGGCGAGACGGGATGTTCAGCTCATACGATGGCACGTCAACGATGCGCTCAAGGTTGGCCTTCTTGGCCTTCACGAAACGCCCGTCATTGCGCATCGACCCATCGGCATTGACCGAGTGGTAAATCGTCTGCTTGCGGCCTGGCACCATGCCCTTATAGCCGTATTCGTTGACATACCCGACATACGCCACAAGCTGGCCGTCGGGATACGTCTTATCACCCATGATGCCGACCTTCAGGGCCGCATTAGGCCCTTTCCGGTACTTGTCCAGCATATCGGTTAGTTTGCTCATTGCGTGTACGTCCGCTGCACAGGCATAGGCGCAATGCCCATGCGGTAGACGGCAGAGCGATAACGCTTGGTCAGCTGCCAGTACATCGCGCCCCATGGGGTCTGCAGATACCAGCGCTCGTTGTTGCCCATGGTGCCGTAGTCCAGCGATACCGACACGCTGCCCTCGGTGGCATTGGAGATACGGCCCACGACCGGATTGCCTTTCTCGGCCATGCCAGTCAGCGTGGCGATGTGCGCCACCAGCAGATAGAGCATCCGCTTGCGGGCGCCCAAGTCCTTGACGACGCTGCATTCGGTGTTATCGAGGAAGGTTTCCGCCATGGCGAAGTAGTCCTCAAGCTGCACGTCAGTGGCAGTGATTGAAGGGTACAGCGCCCGGAATTCAACCGGGTCGAAGACTACGACGTCATCCATGGTTAAACGTCCGACTTGCCGAGTACGCCGGCCTTGTCAGTTTCCTTGATCTGCGGCAACTGCTCGAATCCGGAAGCCTGCTCTTTGTTGTCCTTGGCCTTGTCTTTGGCGCGCTTCTCCGATTCCTCGGCGAAGATGAAACCGTTAGTTACCAGCTTGGAGTCGGCGTGTTCTTTGCGCCAGGCTTCCCACAGGCTTGCCGGCACTTCGCGGGTGATGCCGTGCGACAGACCGGCAATTTCGTTGTTGTTCCAGCCGTTTATGCGCACGCGAGGCGAATCGCCAACTTGCATGTGGATACCGTTTGGAAGTTTGCAGCCGATGGTTACAGTGCTCATGCTTTCCCCTTGTCAGTGATGGCGAGGCCGAAGCCCCGCCGCACAGTTTAGATTGCCACCAGTGCGCTGGCTACCATGATCGGGCGATAGATGATCGTGCCCACAGTGCCCTGCGAACGCTTTTGACGCCACGAGGACAGACCCAGCACCATCGGATGCACGCGCATCTTCTCGGTAAAGGTTGGCTCGACGGTATCCACGCCTTCGTAGTTCTTCACGATCAGCTTGATTGCCTCGCCCGCACCGGTCGACATCTCCGGCGCGGTCTGCACTTCCATGTTCGGGAAGTTCTTTTTGAGCTGATCGCTGACGTTCACGTTGTACTGGTTGGTACGGGTGAACGTCGCTTCCGCCTGGGGCGACAGGAGTAGGATCATCGGGGTTTCGCGATCGATTAGGCCGCCAGTCTGGCTGACCAGTTCGCTGTACACGCTAGCGATACCGGCATAGACCACATCACCGCCAGCAGCAACCCAAGTCGGCAGAGTGATGCCAGCCAGCAACGACGGATCGTTCAGGATGCCCCAGTTGCGCAGCCCAGCGACACCGTTGAAGTAGGTCTTGTTCTGGAACTTGTTCAGGGTCAGCGCGGCGCTGATCTGCTTGCGCGAAACCCAATCCAGTTTGGCCGCACCGGCGCGCTCTACTTCACGCTCGCCCAGCTCGATGATGGTCTGGTAGTAGTAGGTGTCACGGGTTTCCCAGTTGACGTTGGTGCCGCTCATGCCGTTTTCGGAGAAGTCGTCGTAGGACGAGGTTTCGCCGGTCGATTCCGCGATTGGGAATTGCAGGAAGTCGTCGGTCCACGAACCTTTTTTCGTCTCGCCGAAGATCTGGCCGGCCTTCATCGGCTCAACCAGGAACTCCACGACGCGAGGGTCCACGTAGGTGGTGAACAGCGACAGGATGCCGGCGTTGGGCGCGGTGAGCAGAGGCGCGGCGTCCATTGCGGTGCCACGAATCTCGCGATTCAGGCGCGCTTTGTCGGCCTCAGTAAGCATGGTCGGCGCGATGCCGGTAGCGAACACAATGCCCGCGTTTTGCTGCAAATCATGCAAGTTCATGCTTGCCCCCTTAGATCGAGAATCGAGTGATTTTGACGAGCGCGCCAGATGCGGCGGCCTCGGCAAACACGAAGTTGGTGACTTGGTTAGCGGTCACTACGTCGGTGACGGCACCGGTAGCGGTGACGGCATAAACCGGTGCGCCCACAGTGACGACGGCCGGCGCGACGACGTAGAAGTCACCATCGGTAAACAGCGCCACTTCCTTGCCGACCGGGATGACCATGCTTGCAGCAGCGCCCAGCGCAACGATGGCTTGGTTGTTGCGATGCACGAAGCCCACACGGCGACCGGAAGCGAACGCGGCGTACACCTTGCCGGTGGCCAGGTCTGCGTAGGCGAATTGGCCCACGGTCAGCGCCTCGGCAGCAACCAGCGAACCTTCGCCGGCCAGCATGGACTTACGCGGGTTGGTCGAAGCGAAGTCACCCGCCACACCGCGAGGCAAATCACGATTGAGAGAACGTTGAAAGGTCATGGCTTACCCCTGCTTGAAGCGAGTAGTGAGAGTGGAAGGCGCGGCGTCTTGGGCGGTTTCGCGAACCGGCTTGACGTCACGCTGCATGGCGACCAGGGCTTTCAGGCCGGCTTCGTTGATGCCGTCGCAAGCAATGCCTTTCTGCTTGAGCGCATAGGCGTAGATCGCGGCGGCGTCCGGGAAGCTGTCGCAGGCGATACGGCCTACGATGCTTTCAACGGCATCACGGGCGGCGTACTTGGATTCGATCTTGGCGCCGACAGCCGCGGCGATAGAGTCAGCATCCATCGCAGTGCCTTTTGGCTTGTCGTCAGCCTTATCGTCCTTTTTGTCGTCGTCAGAGTCTTTGGCAACAAGGTCCTTTTTAGGTTCTTTGTCGTCTTTTTTGTCGTCGTCGGCCTCGTCTTCAGCGGTCAGCAGGTCAGGATCGCCATCAGCGCCGACCAGCTTATCCATCTCTTCATCGCCAACAATGGCGCGAAGGGCCTTTTCAAGCTCGGGAGTTACACCATCTTGCGCAGTAGCTCGCAGGCGGGCAGTAATCAGCTGCACCGCGCCTTTTTTCAGTTTCATGTTTAACCTCATTTCAAGGGGAAGTGAATCGCTGATAACCGCATCGCGCCCAATCCTACCACGCTCAACTAATGCTAGATGGTTGCCGTGGAGATTGCGCATAACGCCATCATAACGCTTGCCTTCGAACTCGCCGGGCGTCATGTCCGGGTCGTAGTAGTAGGAGTAGGATAACTCCTCCATTTTTTCCGCTTCGATGAGGGCAATTGCCTCTTCGTCCCAGAAGGTCAGGTCGGCATAAAGCTTGCCGTCCATGTATTCCACGTCGGAACCAATGGCGCCAACGGTAAGCTCTTTTTCGGGTTTCTTGGAATCGACATAGATGTGCTTGAAGAGGATCTGCTTTCCCTTTGCGGTGTCAGCAGTTCTTTCGAGTTCGCCAGGGTCGCGCAGCATCTGATAGATGCGGGCCGGATCAAGTCCAAGCTTTTCATACCCGACGATCTCACTCCCGAAGTATGGGTCGACCTGGGCCTTGCTGATGACCGTGCGAGCAATACGCAAGTGCCCGCTCTCATCAATAGAGCGCACGGAAGAGTCGAAGGCGATGTTTCTTGTCACGGCAAAACCTCGTCGGTCATAAGTGCCACTGTATAACTATACACTACCATTCCAGCACACTACTACTTGTGCAGCCACAGTTGATTTCCTGTCCGGGGAGGATGTATTCCCCGTCGATAAGCATGCCCTTTTCAATATCGAACTCTTTGCCATTGGCCTTTACGTGAGATTGGCGCGGTTCTTTGGCTGCGGCTGAGTGGCGCCATATAGCCTTGGTCACACCCAACTCCTTGCGCCTGGCCTGCTCCATGATCGCGTGGACTTTATTGCTCTGATCTCGAGCAATGAGTTTCGCCCGGTTGCGCCCGATGTGATAGGCGTGCTCGAGGTTGTCGGTCAGCGTCTTCAGATCGAAACCAGCCTCGACCGACTCCCACACGTATTTCTGCACGTCGCCCAGGTACTCGCCAGGGATCGACTTGATCAGCCCGACGTTCACACCGACGGAGGCGCGCATGGCCTCCTTGGTAACCGGCGTCAGTTGCAGGTTGACGGCAAACCCCGACTTCTTGAGCGTTGCGCCCAGGTTGCGATCCAGCGCGCCGGCCGTCTGCCCAACGAATCGCTTGGCCATCTTCTGCGGCAAAACGTTCAGGCTGGTCATCCACTTGGCAATGATGGCGTCGATCACGCGGCCGAGGATATCCCGCGCCGCGTCCATGGCCACCGGCTGAGGCGCCTGCCAGTTATGGGCAACCGCCTGCATCACCTCGTTGCGCGCGCTGCGCAGGAGGCGAGCCAGTTCAGCATGGTAGGCAGCCCGAATCCCAGCGTTAGGCCGGAAGTCGGGCAGGACTACGCGCTTACGCTTGATCTGCATGATTCAATTCAGAGGCCCTAGCCTCGGCTACGGTTCGACGAGATGCCGCGCCGGGATCTTTACCCCAAGGCAACGACTGGAGAGTGAGCCGACCGCAGAACCCGGCAAAGCACCACCAAAGCGTTGGCTTATTCCAGCCGGAAGAGAAGCGCTTCATCTGTTTTTTGTCGAACCAAACCCACCCGCCATTATAGGGGCCATGCCAAAGCCGAACATGCGTTTTCCCGTCTGGAGCCTTGCTGAATATCTTCATTTCGAATCTCCTTTGTCGTCGATGTCATCGCTGAATGCGTCGTCATCCATGCCCTGACCCTCTGGCACGTCGTCTACGTCAATGCTGTTGAACGGGCTCTGCTCGTCCTTCGATAGCGTCACGCGCGCCTCTTGAGGGGACACAATGGCAGCCTCGACCAGCTGCTTGGCATTCCGGCCTTTAGTCTCTTGCACCTGGGCAAGCTCAAGCTCATTGAGCTGATACAGCGGGTTGAATTCCCACTTGATGGCCGGGTCGATCTCTCCGAACAGATTCAATTGGATCAGGTCGGAGAACGTCTTGATGATCGGGCCAATGTGCGCCTCGTTCTGCGCCATGATGTAGTCGTAATAAACGCGAATTTCTCCATCCGTGCTGTTGCCGATCCCGTCTGGAGTGACCCCGAGCAGCTTCACCAGCGGTGTGTGGCTTGGCCCCGCCATCTGCTCCTGGCTCTTGGTCAACAGGTCCGGCAGGCTGGTCAGCGGGGTGTTGATCTGGTCAATCACCTCGCTTTCCTTGTCCAACAGCATCAGGCCGGAGTTCTCGCGGAAGCGGTTGAAGATCCCGGCGCGCAGCCACAGGTTGGCGTCACTCTCGCCATTGGCCAAGATGCCGCTCATATCGGTAGAAAGGATGGTCAGACTGAACGCCTGAACGATCTGCGCCACGCTATCGGCAGTACGCTGGTAGCGTTCAACGTAGGGCTTCATCAGCTGGAACATCGAGATGCCGCCGAAGTTGTAGGCTGGCTTCAGGATGTCAGGTACTGGACGCATAACCAGCGTCATCAGGCGATCAGCATGAACCTGCTTGCCCAGCACGAACCACTTGTTCGGGACGTAGAAGTCGGCCTCGGTCGGGTCGTAGGCGTTGTAGGCGCTCGGGGTAGACCACATCGGCTCGATGAGGCGGAAACCTTTTAAGGCCCCTTTCTTGACGCCGCGGGGATCGGTCACGAAGGGCAGGCCGTCGTCGGCGTGGTCCAGCTTGATGTAGATCTGGGCTCGGCCCATGCCCAACTCGACCTCGATAGCCTTGCGCACAAGGCCGCGAACGTTGTGCTTTTCGAAAGCGTCGTTGATCTGGTTGATTTTGTTCTGTCGTGCCGAGGCCTTCTCTTCCTCCTGCATCTTGAAGGCCTCAAGCTGGGCGTCAGTCAGGTCCGAGCCGCTGTCGGCGTCTGGGTCATCGATCTTGAAGCGCCCCCACTCGCGGGTCATCTCGGTAGCGGTCGTCTCGGCCACGGCGCGGTAATCGCTCGACTGGCTCATGGCGGCCAGGACCGGATAGCCAGGGAAGGTGCCGTAGAAGTTCGGAATGCCAACAGAGGCGTAGTCATAGATCGACTGACAGCTATCCATGGCCACTGCGGGCTTCTGGTCGGCCGGCACCACCTCACGCATCAGCACGGGCGCGGCAAGCCTGACCGGCACGTCTGCATCAGCCTTGCGCGTTTGTTCGTCCTGCATCATGCGGATGATGGTGCGCTGCTGCTTCAGCTTGCGGTCTTCGATGTCGGCCTGTTTCTCGGCCAACTCAAGTTCGCGCTCTCTCAGCTCTGCTTCTTTGCGGCGGCGCTTGCGGCCAAGTAGGTCGATCATCTTGATTGGTTCTCTACGTTAATGTTCAGGCCGCGCCGTATCGGAGCGTAGGCCATGATGAAGCCATCGCCAAGGTTAGGGGAGGCCACTTCACGCTTTTTCATGTCCTTTTTAGATTCTACCTTTACGCGCCCGTTGTTGTCGAAGTCGCGCAGCGGCGTGCACAGCTCCATCTTCAGCTTGGCCAGGTGGCTGATGGTGCTGTCGATGCTAATTAGATCCTCAATCTTGAACTTCGGCGGAACGGTGCCGTTCTTGATCGACTCAACGACCATGTGAGTGAGCAGGAAGCGGTCTGCCACGTCCCACCACATCTGCGCCTTGATGTTGCTGAAGAAATCCTTGTTCTTGATCTTGGTCTGGCCATAGATCGCCTCAGGTCGAAGCACCTTGCCGCCCGCGTTGAACCCATCGTGCGTGACGCGGTTGTTCGGGTGCTCCTTGTTCAGCTCGTTGAACTTTGAGCCAGCCGAGGCGCCGACGCCGATGCTGTCGTAGATGATGTGGGCGCCGGCAACCTGAGCTTCGTGATAGGCCATTGTGCAGGACTTGAGAAGCTCATCTTCTCGCCCGTGCCACTCTTTCGCGGATCTCGCAATAGAGCCCTTGCGAAGGACTGTTGCGCAAAGGTCAGCCCCGTCATCGGCGATGTCAAACCCTAGCGAGGCGCGCCCTTCGTCCATGCCGGGAATCAGCTTGTGCGCATCGACAGCAGACTCTACCCACGCCGACTTGATGACCGACGTGTCGTCGTCCAGCAGATAGGCGCCTTCCCAAATGTGGTTATAGAGGTTGATCGGCATCGTCGCCTTGTCGTGCACTCGCGACTCTTCCAGCTCCTTGCTGAACCATGGGTTGTCGGAGTGGTTGACGTTCGTTACCAGGGAGCGCGGAGGCGGGTTACTGTCGAAGTTCTCGGCGACCCAGCTGTTTGGCCGCTTCGGGTTCCAGATCAGCCAAACTTCTGACTTCGGGGCACGGATCGTGGGCAACAGATCAATCCAGCTTGAGTGCGGGACCGTCTCGGCCTCTTCGACGATGAGCAGGGCGATCTGCGCCATCGACTTCACGGCCTCGATGTTGTGCCTTAGCCCCTTGAAGATGAACTCGGTGCCGTTGCTCTTGTGCCGAAGGAAGTCAGTCCCGACATCGTATTGCGTCTTCAGCCAGGCGCACGACTCGATGGCGTTTTTCAGCTCGGCGTGGAATGACTCCTTGATGGAGTTCTGCAGCTCGCGGGCGCAGACGATGCGTAACGACTCTACAGCCCCCCACACCGCCGCCATCTTGGCCACGTTGAACGACTTGCCCGACCCGCGACCGCCACGCCATGCCCGGTAACGCAATGTCCCGCGAGCCGGGGCAAAGCTTGGAATCATCACGGGTGGCATTTCGATGCGCAGCGTGCTCACTTGGCTTCCAGGCCTTCCATGGACGGGGCGACGATTTCAATGCGCGTCGGGCTGTTCATGCTGCCATCGCTATTGGTGTGGTCAACCTGCTGACGGTTCGTGTAGGCGCCGCCCATCTCTTTTGCGGCCTGCTCCATCAGCTGGGCAGCCAAGGCCATGTTCTTCATTCCCTCGGCCTTTGTAACCATCCGGTCAAGTGCGCGCAGGCGAACCGCCTTGTTTGCAATTGGGATGTCAGCAACTTCCTCTCTGAACCTCTTGCGAGTGTCTTCAAAAAGGCTAACCCATTTGCTCGCCAAAGTTCTGCCAGCAACCTTTGTCGGGTCATGTTGGGCCACCTGTTGCCGAGACACTTCAAAGTTGAACTCTTGCTTAACGGCTTGAGCTACCTGAGTTGGAGTGTCAAAACAAGCCAGTCCCTGAACGATAAAGGCTTTTATTTCGGTTGGTAGTACCGCCATAGAGGTTCATCCGTAGCTCAGAGTATGAGCCTATGCAAGTTTTAGCAGGCATGTCCCGCATGCTCTTGCCACGTTAATTTGTGCCACTTCTGGTGGCTTGCTGGCAGCGTCAATCATCACCTGAACGTCAGGGCTCGCACCGTAGCGGCGAACCACTCCAACGAACTCTTCGACGTCATGCCCGCGCATCTCAAGCTTTGGCATTCCATCCTGCTTGAACTTGGGTGCCCCATACTGATCTTGCGCCTGGGCAATGTGATAGAGCTCATGCTCGACCAGAGCGCAGAACTCTTCATCAGAGCATTGTGAGCAATAGTCAGCAGCCAGCGTGATGATAAAGTCCGGCTCTTCTCCGAACCATTCGCGCATCTGTTGCTCCTGGCGCGCCTTCTGCCATCCACCGGCACGGAACATAACCTGCTCAGCTTGCCCTAGCACCGTGCGACCCTGCTTGGAGAAGGCGCTAGACGCCCACATGACCTGGATGTTCGCATCGGCAAGATGGCCATGCTCTTCGTTGTGGATGCTCCCCGTGTCGGCTATCACCTCACTCAGAATCCAATCCCAAACCTCTGGCGCGGGCTGTACGGTCAGGAACATCCTTTCCAACAGATCTTTGGGTGGCATTGGCCGCATGGTCGTGTCAATCCTTCATCGCTTCCATGCACCGGTTGTAGTTCCACTGGCTGAACCATCTTGCGTTGGTTTGCGGCGGGAACCAATTGGTCATGGAGACGGTTTCTCGCATGTAGGTGCGAAGCTGCTTCTGTTCGATCTGGCTGGATTCTTCGTACAGGTATTCGATGGGCTCGCCGAGGTTGCGCCGCGCCATGATGATGTTGGACATCGCGCCGACGATCAGGCAGAACTTCTCGGGATGGTGATCGATGTCGTCAGGGATCTTGCCGGCCATTACCGGCTGGCACCAGGCCGCGACAATCAATGCTGCTGCTGCAAAACGTTTCATAAACATAACTCCGCCAAGGGTTGGTTTTTTCGCACCACAAAACCGATTCGTCTCAGTTTGTGGCGCGCACGCACAGTAGCCGGTCAAGGATGCGGGCGACATTGCCGCGCTCTTTGATTGACAGGATAAGCAAAATGATCAGAAAGATGGTGACTATCGGAGATATCGAGGGCCATTGCTTGTACAGGATGATTGAGCCCATGACCTCGATCCACTCTGCGCCGGCCAATGCCGCGATGCAGAAGGCTGCCAGGCTCGGGAACCACTTGTACTTGGCGCCATTGCGTTGGTACATGAACGCCACAACGAAGCAAAGGCTGCCGCACAACATGGCGTACAGCAGCGTATGGGCATGAGAAAGGCTCATCATTCACCTCTCCGGAGCTTTCCGATAGCGGCGGGCAATTCTGTGAGCCACTTAGGGAGCTTCCCGGTGCTGAAAGTTTCAAGGACGCTGATGCTAACCAATACGGTGATCAGGCTGCATCCAAACGCGGCGATGCCACTGGTCTTGGTCCAGGCCTGGGCGAGCACTTCAGCCGCGGCGTAGTACCCGCCAACCCATCCAGCTAGCAAGTATCCGACCCGCTGCGGGGTGCTCAGTTCCTTGGCCCACAGGACAAAGATTAGCGCGCCCACGAACGAGCACACAACCGCGTTCAGGTCGATCTGAGGCAGGCAGCTTGCGACGGCAACCCCGGTGAACCCGACAACGGTACAAGCTACTGGGGTGGCGACATCGGCCATATTCAGTCCCTTAGTTTTTGTAGCGGAAGTGTGGGGGCGAGCTTTTACCGGCGCCATCAACCAGATTCGACGCCGAGAAAATCACAATGCCCGCGCTGAGTGCAAAAGCAAGCACCGAAGTAAATCCCTCATGCCTCGATCCATCGGTTCTTTTTAGGCCCTGAATAATGAAAACGCAAGCCAGGAACACGTTCGCGCTGATGTCCCGATTCATCGAGTAACTGGCCAGGGCCAGCGAGAAAGCCAGACAGCTCCAAGCGGTAGACGGTTTCATTCTCGACCCTGCGGAATTTGGTATTGGTTGATTGTATGCGCTATGGATTCGTTCGTCATGTCAATATGACACTTAGCGGATTGACGGGCATAAAAAAGCCCAGCTGGTTTAGAGCTGGGCTCGACCGGGCAACTCCCAATCCTTGCCACCAGAAGCTAACAGGATTTCAGGTCCTGCGCTGGCATTGTCGCTGGTGTGTGATTCGCCATGGGCGGATTTGAACCGCCGACCCAAGCCTCTTTCGAGACCATATTCTAACCAACTGAACTACATGGCGAACCGGCGAGCCAGATTTTCATCTGACTCTATGATGCGAATGCCTGGAGCTGATCCCAGTAACATCTGTCACCGCTTACGCTGTTCAGCAGCAGCCGCTCGTAGATCATTCATCTGCATCGAGAAGCACCCGGTGATGACTTATGCCGGTTTCGGCTTTCTGCCTACTACGCCTGCAAGCCGGGGGCTTCTCGATAAAGACGATGGTTTCCGCGTGATGCGGGCTGGCGGAAGCTGTTCTCCGCGTCGCTGGCGTTGGTTGATCAGTCGCGCTTCATGCCCAAACCCTCTATCACTGGATATCGGTATCAAAGAGATTCCAGTATAGAACAACCTACTTAATTCTGTGAAGCCCTTTTGAGAACCTTTATCCGAAAGTCTTTACCTTCTCGAAGTAGAAGATTACCGGCGCACCAGTCTCAGAGATCAGTCCGTAGGACTTGGCTAGACGATAGATAGGGTGGTAGCTGTTCAGGCTGTTGACATGGCCAGCTATCCAGGCTCTCCAGCCCTCTAGGGTATTGCATCCCTTGCTGATGTTGCACGGTGCACAAGCAGGCATCATGTTGTCAATGTGGTCGTTTTCAGGTTTGAGTGGCTTTCCTGAATCAAGCCGCCAAGTTCCGTCCTTGTTTTGTTTCGAGATCAGTTCTCGCTGTACAGGGACCAGATGATCGGCATGCCAGCGGCCGCCCAATTCGATACCGCAATAAGCGCAGTGGCCGCCATACTTCAGGCGGACCTGTTCACGCTCTGCTTTCTTCAGTCTCATGCTGCATCCCTCTTTAGTTCACGGGTCTTGGCGCGATATTCAGCCTTGATGGCTTTCAGGTCTTCGATGGTGTAACGCTTTGGCTCATGCGGACCCTCCAGCCACTCGACCTTTTCCTGGCCGATGCGCTTTATCAGCTCGACTCGGTACGAGCCAAGGTTGCCTGACTTCGCCATGTTGCAATTGCGATTGCATTGCAGGTGGACGTTCAGCGGCTCAAAGCGCAACTCGGGGTGCCCGCCGGCCGACCTGAAGTGACCTGCCGCGTACTGGATATCAGCCGTGGTTCCGCATGAGATACACGGCAGTCCGGCGTCCCTGGCGCGAACCCAGGCGTTAAACGCGATTTGAGCCTCACGCATGTACTGCCCTTTGGTCTTTACGCGCTCCTTGGCCTCTCTCAGGCTCTTGCGGTCCTCCTGCTGAATCGCCTTTCTCGCCTTATCCTGATTCTTCGGTGCATCAATGATCGCGCAGGCCGGCGAGCACACAGCCTGACCCATGCGAGCAGGGACGAATAAGGTTCTGCAGGATTCGACCCGGCAGCGCTTCGAGCGCGGCTTCTTGGCTTGAAGGCTCATAATGCGGTTTCGCATTCAAGGGTTTTGAGATTCAGCAGCGTGAAGTGCCCGCGCCCCGGAACCCATCCAGCCGTGTCGATGTGGTAGACGTTGCCGAGGACAGCAACCTCACTAATCGGTGTATGCCCGACCACTAGCGCCCGGATATCCAGCACGCCCGACAAGTCGCCCTGCTCAATCCGGGATCGCGACCACATGCAGGTATTCTGCACCAGCCTTAGGCGTTTTTTTCCCTCAGTTGGAGATCCCAGCTCATGGCGCAGCGTGTTCCACGATGTGAACGGGCAGTCAGCGTGCAGCAGGCCTACCAGCCCGCCAGGCGTTTCGACCTCGATAGCGATAGGCAGCTCGGCGAACTGGACGCGGAACTCTTCCTGCTCATCGCGATTTAGCCCGGCGAACCATGCCCCGCCGTTGTAGACCCAGTTTTCCACGTCGCAAGTGTGGAAGCGTACGACGTAATCGTCATGGTTTCCGCGCACCGCGTTGAACCATGGCTTATCCAGCCACGCCAGCGCGTCTCGGCACTCCGGACCGCGATCAACCAAGTCGCCAACGCTGAACAGCCGGTCGGCGGCCGGATCGAAGCCGATAGCATCAAGCGCGGCCTGCAGCCGGGTGAAGTGACCGTGAATGTCGCCGACTGCGAAGTCTCGTCCAGCAGTATTGGCTTCGAATCGTTTAATCATGCTCACGCAAAATTCCCCATTTGATCAGCGGCACTCATGGCCGCCTCTTCGCTTTCAAAATGCGCCGACAGCACCAAGCGCCAGCAGGCGTTGAACACGTCGCGGTATAGCGGCTGGAAGGAGGTTTCATCCATCGCTGACCAGCTGATCGACTTGGCCTCCTTGCGAACCCCGTCAGGCGTGCGTACCAGGTGGAAATGGCCAGCCTCAATCGTCACCCACTCGCGGAATGCCTCGCGGCTCTTATCGACTGCCGGAAAGCGCTCGGCGCGATCTTGTTCAAGCTGCGCGATGTAGGCCGCGACTGCATCCGACAATTGCCCAGGCTTGCCGCTGGCCTGCTCGAAGAACTTCGCCAGCCCTTGGATGCCGCGCATCTCCTGCCGCGGCACCAGACCGCCAACAGGTTCGAAGTAGTCAAAGGCTAGGTCCAGCATTTTGAAGAAGCGCCGGTGAAAGCCGGCGTTCCGCATCTTGGTGAACTTGCCGTGAATGGTCTGGCCGGACTTCCACGCCTGCATAGTCTCGCGGTCAGCCTCGGTGGCCGGCACAAGGCCGTGCGAGGTGCGTATCAACGCGATGTCAGCCATGACCAAGGGCCTTTTCAGGTTCTATTTTCTCGGCAGCGAGGATAGATCTTGCTGACGTTTCCGCCACACTCATCAGAAAAGATATGCCCTCATCTTGATCGTCACTGATCGTGATGTAGGCGTCTACTATTTCTTCTGTGCTCATGCTGTATAGAGCTAGCGCAGAAAATAGCTTGAATTTGCTAGGCCCGCCATCTATCGGCGCGAAAAGATCGCCGCCGTACATCCATCCTCCATACATAGCACTCATAACAGACGCATGAGACATAGAAGCCGCCCATTTCTCATTGTCAAATACTGCGCGCTCCACAGGCTGGTGTTTCATATATTTGGAAATAGCCAGCCTTCCCTTTTCCCTCTCGGCTTCGACAAAGTTTTTTATTTCCTCTGGCATTTCACCGCAATACTCGGCGTCAATTATTTCTGAAATCCTCTTAATATCGACACCCTTAAACCACTAACTTGCATGCTTTTCTGTGCAAGATGCAGTGCAGTAATCTATAAGCCTTTTCTCTGCGCTTACCGTATCGAATAGAACTCCCGATACGACTGAATCAACAAGCGTCGCGCCTCGTATTTTTGACGACCCAACATGAGCCGCTATTCGATTTGCAGCGACTCGACCTCTTCCTATCTTTGTCCAGCCATCAGAAAACAATACTGCGTATACCTGGCCTTTCTTAAAAGAATTTGCGCTACGCATATTCGCACCCACAAAAAAAGGCTTAAGACTGCACCGGTAGTAGACCTGTTGAGTCTGGATCGAGGGGGAAGCTCAACCCAACAGGAACGGTGCAGTCTTAAACCTTTGTTACCCTCGATCCATTAACGCCGGGCTACTACACCCGAACTCACATCATACCGCTACTGGCCTGGATTGGCCACCATATAAGCCTCGCACTGCATCAAGCATCGATCGTGATGAACAAGCCCGCGAGCCTTTGCATGCAGAGCAAGCCGGCGCATCTCGCCAGAGCGATTACCCTGGAAATCCTCCCAGATCGAATACCACTGCTGAAGCATGGAGATTGCGAGCTGGCCAGCCATCAGGCGGCGACCGTCAATCATTTTGTTTCTCCTTGCTGGCCAATGGGTCTTTGCTCATAGCGGCGACAACCTTCTGCGCCGCCTCATGGGCATCCTCGAAGCGCTGCACGTTGTCCTGCATGCACAGCAATCCACCATCAACCAAGTCCCAGCAGTAGCCGTACATTGATGTCATTCCCTTTAGCGCGGTCAGAAGCGAATTATTCTCAGCCCTCAGCCTTTCAATCTCGCACCCTGCGCACGGGGACTGGCCGACTACTGGAAGCAAGGCGTGCTTTTCGCATGGGGTGCTCATGGCCTGGCCTCCAGTGCTGCGCGAGCCTGCCAAGTAAGCCAGCGGTCGTTGATTCGATATTCCATGTAACCGCCAGCGCTGTCTTTCTTCAGCGTAGCGCCTTTGTGAGTGCAAATCTTGCGAGTTGAAACCCATGACTCGAACTCTGCTCGCTCATCCCGTACAACCGGAGCGCTCGGCTCTGCGCTGGCGGATAGAGCAGCGCTCACAATGGTCCTAGCGTGCTCTCGCATAGAGGCGCGACCCTGCTCGGGCATGTGTTCCCATGGGTAATCCATACAGGCCGCCAGCGTCTTTGCGGCAGCCTCCAAATCCATATGCTCTTCTTGCACGGCAGCATCAATGCCGTACGACTCCCGAAGCTCAGCACGCAGCGAGGCGATCAAGGCCTGCTGCTGCTCGACCACTTCGCGCAAGCTGTCTGTAACTGGGTCCTTGCAGCCGCCATGCGGTGAGCACATCCCCGGCGTAATGCAGCGGGTCATAGATTTACGGCAGATCATGTCGTTCATGCTTTCACCTTCAGGCCGAGGGATTCGTCTCGCGTAGATTGCCAGCTTTCTTTTTCATGGAGGTCGCCGGGGAATTCTGCATTCCAACCTTCTCCGGAAGCATCCCACCCTTTTCGATAGGCCTCGCGCAACTCCACCTCGATAGCGGCGCGGCTTGCTTGCCATGGCGCAAAGAGGCGACGAACATCGTAATCTTCGTATTCACCATCATCGCGCAATGCAAAGTGGTGATCCTCGAAACCCGTGGTTATTGCCCACGCCTCAAAATCCTTACGCGATTTATCACTCATACCATCCGCTCCTTCGCTTCAACGATGACCGCGATCCGCTCCAATCGCTCTTGGGCCTGATCCACTAGATTCGCATGGTCGGCTTCATCAACTACCGGCATGCATACGAAACGGATTCCGGCCTTGGCGAAGGCGCTGGCGACCTCAAGGGATTTCCTGAGTTGTACCGGGCTGGCGCGGTTCATTTCGCCTGCTCCTGCATGGACTTGCCGATCTCGGCGGCGGCCTGGACGATTACGCGGCGCGTTTCGATATCGCCAAGGGCGCCCACATGAATGTTGAAAGGCTCCCCTGTTTCGCTTCGCTCCTGATAGACCTGAACTGTGTCGCACTCAGGAATGAACTGAATGCAAATTCCCAGCTTGATCGCCAGTCGAAGCGCATCGCCGTCATCCTCAAGCGGATTCCACCAGTGGCCAGCTTCTGGCGATCCGACCCACGCAGACCACACGCCATTATCATCGACCGGCCTTGTCATGCCCGCAGCCTTTGCCGCGGACTCCAGCAATTCACGATCTGACATTTCCATTTCCTTGCCCCACAAAAAAGGCTAGAGCGATGCAGTTTCCATTTCTGGAATTGGCGGACATGTTCAGTACATGCACTGCATCGCTCTAGCCTTACTGAATTGAAAGCCCGCCAAGGCTGTTCGCAAATCATACTGGCGGTTAACTTGCTTGGCTAGTGGTTTTTGAATTATTCGATCCCTTCAAATCGATTGACAAGCCATATGCAGTCCTTGAAAGATCCGCACCTAGCGATCAAGCGCCATCGGAATAGAACCCTTCGCTCGACAAAGTGCTGAAGCCCTTCTACGTCGTAGCGCACGCGATGGCGCCTGAACTTGTAGCTTGCCGATGTTAGGCCCTCGATCATACCAACCCCTCCGGCACATCATTCGCATCCGCTTCCCTGGCCGCCTTCCAGCCCAGCCAGTAATCCGGGAATACCGCGTCGGGTTTTGTCGCCTCCCAGTGGGCGCGGCATTCTGCCAGCTGTTGCTGCTCGGTCTTCATGGTCTAGCCTCCAGGCTGCACGACGGGTTATCGGGCGGCGTCTTCATCGCCCATTCATAGCGCGATCCGCTGCAAAGCCAGAAGCCTTGGCGCCCACCGAAAGAAGCCAGCCATTCAGGTTCGAACTCAAACCAATTCCATTCTCCATCCTCGTCTTGGCACAGCCATTTTGCCCAGCGCGGGGCGTCGCCCCAGTGCGGCTTGCTCATTCTGAAATCTCCCCGGTATCGACAAACCGCTGAAGGATTGGACCGAATCCGCTATTGGCTTTTGACTGGATATCCGTCAACTGATCAAAACAACGATCCGCACTCACTAGCGAAGCTGTTTTATATTTCAGGCTACGTGATGGATCGCGCAAACGGCAGCCGTAATAACTGAGGTTCAGAACCGAGAGAGATGCTGCACTTATTTGGGACGGGGTCATTTCGCACGCTCCGCGAGCATGGCGTCGGCGATACCGTATGATGCTGTCGCCGCCGCTGCAATCATCTCATCCGTCCGCAGAGACGACTTAGCAATAACCGCCTGCATCGCCTTGGCCGCGAAGTAATCACGGATTGAAAGCCCTTCCTGCGCGCCATGCTTTGGAGAATCCGTAAAGTCTCCAGACTTCGAAAACGGCCTTGCGAACGCTGGACCGCCATCATTCTTGCTCATTTGCTTTTCTCCAGGTTGGCTCGCTTCTTGGCGATACTGGCTTGCTGCTTAAGGATTTTTTGCTCCTGCTCAGCAAGGCGAGATTCTCCGCTAGCGATAGCCTGTTCTTTGGTTTCAAATAGACTTGAGTCGTGATAGGCCTTGCCGCTTTGTTCGACGTGCCAATCCTTGTACGAATATCCAGTCGTGCAGATAAGCTTTACCTGTTTTGGGATAAAGGTCCCGCCAAGAGTCCAAGCTGTAAATGGATGGCTACGACTCATAATTCCCTCATTGCTCATACGAAACACTCCTTTCCACGTTGTTAGTCGAAATTCAAAATTGAATATCAGTCGTCGTCGCCAATCTTGATTGATTTACGGGCGCTTCCCCATGTGAACACTTGGGCAATACCACCGCCCTCTCGCAGCCGGTCAACGCAGCGCTCGCCAAGCGCGCTCACCAGTTCTTCGGGCATCAGGTTAGAAATAACGATCGTTGGTATTTTCTGCTCGTATCGGCCGTTGATGATATTGAACAGGGTCTGCTGCTCGAACTCACTGCTTTTCGTCGCGCCAACTTCGTCGATGACCAGCAAGTGCGGATCAATGAACGCCTTGAAGGCCTCCGACTCGTTGTACTCGGCCTCACGATCAAAGCTGCCCTTAACGTGCTGCAGGATGCCGTAGACGGTCCTGTATACGGCTGTGAAGCCGTTGGCGATGACATGCTGCGCAATGGCTGCGGCAAGGTGTGTTTTGCCTGTGCCAACGTTGCCAAGCAGCAAAAGCGAGCGCCCATCGCTGTAGTGCTTGTTGAACTGCTCGGCATACGAGACGCAAACGCCAAGCACCTTGCGTTGCTTGTCATCCTCTGGCCGGTAGCCCTCGAAGGTCTTACCTTGGAACCTGGGGGGGATCATTGCGCTACCCAAGCGGCGCGCCAAGATCGCCGCCATGGCTTTTTTGTGATCTTCTTCGGCCTGGATACGGTCTTCCTCTTCGCGAACCCTGTTGGCACACAGAGGGCACTTGCTGCCGCCAGGAATGTTTGGCGTGATGTACGAGGCATATGCTCCATGCTCTTGGCACTCGGCGGCCTGCTTGCTGGTCACTTTCATCACCCTGCGTTCGATGTCGCTGATCGAAAGGTCGAGTTGATTAGAATCCATATGTACCGTCCCCGTTGTCATGCAGTCCTGCCTCGTAATCTCGCTGCCCACTGAACCCGCTGTGCTTGCTGACACCAACCGGTCTTGCTGGCTTTACCTCGTCCTCCCATCGTTCAGCATTCAACCAAGTTGCCGCGTTGGGTATGAACTGGCCATCATCCTTGACCCACTGATCACAGACTTTGTGATTGGCGAGCCCCTGCATGATTTCAGGGTGCTTATCAGGTTCTATTTTTGACCAAGCCTTGATGGCGTCCTTCTTGCTTGCTTTTTTCGGGTAGAGCTTCCAAAACGAATCGAACGACTCGGACGCCAAAACCTTGGTTTGGCGAGAAGGCTTTTGATCTTTATCTTGGTTATTGGTTATTGGTTCTTGGTTAGCATCGTTTTTAGGTTCGTCCGCATTGCGCTCGCTATGCGTTCGCATTGCCTTCGCATTCTTCCATCGTGCGTTCGCAGAATCTCGCGCCTTTCCTGCCTTCGAGTGGTACTGCGATATTTCACGATCACACCGATTGTGATGCCATTCATTCTCAGTCAATTCGAAGTAATGCTTTAGGATCAATCGCACCGTTTTTTCATCCGAACGCACTGCGAACGCAATGCCTTCGCAATCATCATCGAATGGTTTTTCTGACCCGTAGTACGACCAAATCATGCGAAGGTAAGTCGCCAACTGATGGTCATCGAGATTGGCCGTGTCCTTCAGAAAGTCCCCTATGTGGTGCTGGTAGTAGTGCATGCCACCACCTCAATCTTCGCCAAGGGCAACGAACTCACTAACCTTCATTCCGAAGGCGTCTGCGATCTTCTGAAGAGTCGCCCCGGTGCATGAAGACTGCGCCGCAAGCTGGCTCATGCTGGTCTCGCGCATACCCAGCTTTAAGGCCAGGGCCTTCTGCGTCATCTCATGTTGAATCAGTGCAAGCTTCAGGCTTTTGCGGAAATTCATTTCCCCTCCTAGGGTGGCGATCAATCACAATGCCGACTATAAATGGTACCGATCTAAGTTGCAATGGTACCGATAGTAAATAAAATGGTACCGATATGTTTTGGTGGTGGGCGACAGGCAAAAGAAAAGGCGCCGAGCATCCGCTATGCGGGCTGGGCGCCTTTGGGGTTAGGGCGGTCCTAGGTGGCCTTCGACTTCAGCTCACGCGCCGACTCAACGATCATGTCCGGCTCGCTGTGGTTGTCGATGCCAAGGGCTTCGCAGATCTCGTCAATGATGATGCAGACAGTGCGAAGCCTTCGGTTGTTTAACTCGGCGTCCTTGCGCAGAGATCCGTTCTCGGCCTTGAGCTGGTCGGCAAGGTGCCAAGGCGTCCAATAGCCGTCCGGCATCGGCACTGTGATCGGGCTGGTTGGCCCGTTCCAGCGCAGACCGTAGCGCGGCAATCCTTCACCCTCTGGCGGTCTTGGCGAGGCATCAGGGCGAGCGCCCGCTAGACGATCGATCTCAGCGAGCAGGGCCAGGACTGCGGCCGGGTTTGCCGCGGCCTCAAATTCATTCCATGCATCGCCGATCGGCTGATCCTCGGTCAGCTCAAGATCAATAACGTGCTGAGCCAGCGCCTTCAGTGCGGATTTATCAATGGTCATGCCATTACCTCAAAGTCGGACAAGATTTTCGCGTAGGTCTTCCAGTGGCTGCGCGCGGTCCAGCTACAGCCAGCAGGCGCAAGATATGCGGCAGGCTTTCGGCCGACACACTGCCCGCTCGGTCGGCTGATGCGATAGATCTCCCCATCACGCTTGCGCCGAAGCTTTTTGCCTTTCAGGTGATACAGCTCTTCAGGCCAATCGTGCATGCCTGAGAATTTCTCAAGTGCGGAGATGGTGCTCGGTCGCTCCACAGATTCACCTTCCGCGTTTCGTGGTGCGAGATTTGGCGTCGGCTTGCCAATTACGTTTTCTTCGCTCATTATCGTATCTCCCCCAGTTGTCCATTGAGCCGCCAATGCCCAGGCGGCTTTTTTTTGAGTGGAATTCAGGGTCTTTTCAGGCCCTGAGCTTGTCCGGTAGGCGAAACAGCAGGCCTTCGGATTGTTGCGACAGCGCTTCGGCTACCTTCGGGCTCGCCCGACGTGCAGCCTCTTGGATCATTCCCTTCAGTGATTCCGGGACTTCGCCCGCTTCATGCGGCTTGCGCCCCGTTACGGCATTGTTAGCCATGCCACCATCTCCTATTTAGGCCCTTAGGCGTTCTTTGTCGTCGAGCATTGCCTTCAGCTCAAGCGCGCCCTGTGCCACCAGTTGCTGGATCAGCGCGGCCTTGGAGCATTTCAGTTTCTTCGCCAGAGCGTTGACGTTCTTGTCGCCCATCAGCTCCACCCCCATCTCGACTAATTCTCGCCCCAACACAGCCGGCTGAAGGCCAAGCGATGCCGCGACCTGACATAGCCGCTCGTCGTGGTACGGGTCAAAGCGCAGCGTTCTTTCTCTCAGCTTGCGGTGTTTTGGGTTGTCGTACATGGTTCGTTCCTCTATTGTCTATGCGGCCTTACGCGCTTTGCGATTGGCCTTCTTGATTGCTTTCGCCGCCTCATCTGCGCGGCGCTTGGTTTCTACTTCCATGGCCAGGCGCACATGCCCCTGGCGCGGCCCTGGAACCGCTTCCCCCCACTGACTCACCGCCGCCTCGCTGATCCCCAGCGCGATTGCCGTCTGCTTCTGGTTGCCGAAAAAGGCGATTACGTCTGCTTTGTTCATCTCGACTGCTCCTTAGGTATAGTCGGCATTGTGCGTTAGTAAATTTATTTTTGCAAAGGGTTGACGAAAGATTCCAGCTTAAGTAGATTTAGAACCATCGAAGCGCAGGATCTTAAGAGAACCTGCAAACAACGGAGCAAGACGAGATGAGCATTATTTGTGGCGGCTGCGACAAAGATATTTCCCCAGGCCCAGGAAACGTGATTCGCACCGACGACAACTGTCCGTTGTGCGGTAGATGCTTGCAGGTCGCCGGCCTGGCCATCAATGCTGAGCGTGGCCAGTATGGATTTCAGTTGGTTGGCGGAGGGTCTGGTGGGGCCGGCGGTGGAGGGCCAGCCAATAAGCCGAGCGGCCCAATTTTTGTTGGCCAGGCCGGCTTCTATACCCAGACGCCGGAAGAAAAACTCGAATGGACTTGCATTGGTGGCGGCGGACCAAGCGGCTCTAAACCGAAAACAGGTTCAAATGGCCCTTAACAATAGCTACCCACCTCAAGCCCCTTACCTGGGGCTTTGCCAGTACAACAGGAAGCAACTCACCCAAGGAGTCACCGAAATGTTCGCCACTTACTGGTTTTTCCGCCTCATTCTGCGCGACCCGAAGCCCGCTAAATTCGTGCCTGTTCGTCACAAGATTTGGGCTGACGACGGATCGCCCATCAATCCGATAGTCGATGAAGAAAATCGGCTGCGCGAAGAAGCTGTGCGCTCGATCTAGCCACCACTGAGGGATTCAGAATGAATGGAATTTATATCGGTGACAGACAGCTTGATCCGGACGACGAACACGAATGCCCGTATTGCTTAGGGTCCTTCGGCTCAACCCATAAGCTGATGCGGCACGTAGCGGCCTGCCCAAAGAACGACGCCGCGGAACCGGAGGGCGAATGAACAGGCACGACCAGGCGGTAGACATCATCGAATCGCGATTCTCTGCGCTGGTCACGTCCAGCTCGGGAATGCTGCACGGCGAGACATCCATGGCCATCGAAATGGCCTACACGCTCGGGGCGATTGATATTCATCTGCACCGGCACTACGTGGAACGGCTCAGAAAGATCATTGAGCGCGAGCAAATCGAATTGATGCGGAATATGGGAGTTAAGGCATGAGCAATATTGATTGGAGTAAGGCGCCAGAGGGATATCCGATTTGGCTTGAAGACATCCGCCCGCATCGCGAGGGATCGGATCGGAGTGGATGGGCTCGCGAGGGAAAAGGTGAATACGACTATCCGGGCGGTGGATATTGGTCCTTCTCGATGCGTGACGTTCAATACATTGCGCATAAGAGGCCCGAATGGACCGGAGAAGGCCTGCCGCCAGCTGGGACTGAACTAGAAGCAGGGTTTGCCTGTGAAGACTTCGCGATATGGCACAAAGGCGTTTGCGTTGCGGTCGGCGAAGATCCTGAGGGGCGCGAGGAATTCTGCGTGGTGAAATTTGGAAACAAGATCGCCATGTATCGCGATGAGGGGAGGCGTATGCGCCCCATCCGCACGCCCGAGCAGATCGCGGCCGATAAGCGCCTGCATGAGATTCGCAATGCGCTGACCGCGATCAATTCAAAAGTGCATTTCCCAAATGATCTGGTTAGAGGGAACATTCTTGCCGCTGCTGTAGAGGCAATGATCGACGCCGGCTACCGCAAGCAGGAGGCCAAATGAACACCATGACCCTAGCCTTCACCCACAAGTCATGGCTTGGCGCTCTGTCGCTGGCCTATGACGCTGGTATCGAAAACGTTCACGCCTGGACGCAGCGGGCGTGCCTGTGCGGCGAGTGGACAATCACCTACATCGTCAAAGCATGACCAGCTACCAGCGCGCCAAGCGCTATGCGTACTGGAGAGGGAGTGCGATCGCGCTTCTCGCCTGCACTGGGTTCATGATCGCCAGCGCCCTGGCCGGCCACATCACTGGATGAACGAACAGGTTGAGGAAGTTAAGTTTTAGGGTATTATCCATCTCGCCAAGGCCGTGGAACGCCAAAGCAAATTATCAGGATCGACGGCTATCAAAGCGTTTTGGAGTTGCCCGTTCTGTGTCTGACCGACAAGCCGTCGATCCAGGTTATTCACAGAGTTCCACCGGGCAACCCCAAAGCGCTTTTTCGTGGGAGAAGGGAAATGTCAGAAGCAACAGAAATTGCAGTTGTTCCATCGAAAGAAAACGCCTTGGCGGTATTCAGCGCGGCCAGCGGCCTTGACCCGTACCTGGCTAAGATCCGCGAAGAAATCGATGGGTTTGTACCAGATATCACCACCGTCAAAGGTCGGAAGGAAATCGCATCTATCGCTCACTCGGTAGCTCGCTCGAAAACCGCGCTGGACAACATCGGCAAGGAGCTGGTTGCCGAGCTGAAGGACGTGCCGAAGAAGATCGACGCCGAGCGCAAGCGGATGCGTGATCTGCTGGATGCGTGGAAGGACGAAGTGCGCAAGCCGCTGGATGACTGGGAAGCTGCAGATATCGCCCGCAAGGACAAGCATGTCGATGCGGTGCAAGCCATCTATGACTTTTGCATCGATCTGACCGACGTCAGCGCCTCGGTGCTGCTGGAATCCATCGGATCGGTTGAAGCCGTTCAAATGGGCGATCACTGGGAAGAGTTCGAAACCGAAGCCGCCCGAGCCAAGGAATCCACGCTGATCAAGCTGCGTACAGCTCTCACCACTCGCCAGCAATACGAAGCCGAGCAGGCCGAACTGGCAAAGCTGCGCGAAGAGAAAGAGGCCCGCGACAAGAAGGACAACGAGGACCGTATCGCCCGAGAAGCTGCCGAGAAAGCCACCCGCGAGGCGGAAGAGAAGGCGCAGCGTGAGCGTGAAGCACAAGAGCAGAAAGCCCGTGACGACCAGGCCGCCGCCGAGAAGCGTGAAGCTGATCTGAAGCTACAGGCTGCAGAGTCGGATCGCCGCGCCGAGCAAGCAAAGCGCGAGCGGGTCGAGGCTGAGCAAAAGGCAGAGCAGGAACGACTGGCAGCTATTGAGCGCGAGAAGCAAGCGGTAGAGCAGGCGCGACTTGATGAGCAGGCCCGCCAACAGGCAGCGGCGGACGAAATCATCCGCCAGCAGAAAGTCCGCCAGGCCGACGTTGCGCACAAGTCCAAAATTCTTGGCGCCGCGAAGGAATCCATCATATCGATGAACGTATCCGAAGAACTGGCCAAGGCCATCGTCCTGAAGATAGCTCGAGGCGAAGTGCCGAACGTCACCATAAACTTCTGAGGAATCAAGCATGACCGGACAAATCATCGTCCCCGAGCAGCGCCGCCAAGTAGTCGCGCCAGCAGGCCAGCAAGACACCAGCCTCATGGCCGTTATCAGCCGGGCCGCCGCCGACCCGTCCTGTGACATCGACAAGATGGAGCGACTTTTGCAGATGCACGAGCGCATGCAGGCCAAGGACGCCGAGCAAGCGTTTAACGCTGGGATGGCGCAGATGCAGTGCGATATCCCGACCGTCTTCGAAGGGGCGATCAATCTGCACACGGGAAACTCCTACGCCACCCTGGACGACATCACCCGGACCATCAAGCCGATCATGCAGCAGCACGGGTTCGCGATCACCTTCAAGGTTGAAAACGCCGAGAAGGCTATCGAAGTTACGGGGATCTTGATGCACCGCGGCGGCCATCGCGAGCAGACCACTATGCGCCTCCCGCTGGATGTCGGCAAAGGTCGCAACGATGTTCAGTCGGTCGGATCGTCCACCACCTACGGCAAGCGCTATGTCATGTGCGCCCTGCTGAACATCACCACGAGCGATGCTCAGGACGATGACGCGCAAACGGCTGACGGATCGGACAGCGCGGCGGATCGAGCTGAAGTGGTGGCCGGCATTGTTGCTCAGGTCGAAAGCACGACCACTGCGGACGAACTGAAAGACGTGTGGCAGGCATCCGTCAAAGCGCTTAAAGAGGCCGGCGACGTTGCCGGTTATGACGCGGTGAAGGTTGCCGTGACCAAGCAGAAAGCAACACTGGAGGCTCAGCAATGATCGTCGTCAATTGCACGCAGGGTTCAGACATCTGGCTCCAAGAGCGCGCCGGATGCATTACGGCCA